TTATCCAAAGAACAATTAGATATATTGAAAGACCGAAATATAGTTGGTTGCGATCCTGGTAAGCATTCATTAGTTTATATGATGGATAAACAAGGTAATAAATTAGAATATACTGCATCACAAAGAAAAATAGAAAGTTATGGAAAACGAAATCAAAGAATATTATTACAAGAAAAGAAGAAACACAAAATTATAGAAAAAGAAACAAGATTATCAATACAAAATAGCAAATCAGTTAATTATGATAAATTCAAAATGTATATTGTAGAAAAAGATAAGTTAAATAAAGAAACCATAGAATTTTACAAGAAAGAGGTTTGGAGAAAAATGAAATTTCGTCAATATAGTTATGGTAAGAAAAGTATTGATACATTCTTGAATAAAATAAAAGAAAAATTTGGAGAAAATATACTAATTGGTTATGGAAATTGGAGTAGGTCTTCACAAATGAAATATACTATGCCTACACTCAATAAAGGATTAAGAAAATTAATTCATAAAAAGTATGATACAATAACTATTACACCGACTGAAAAGAAAAATGAGACAAAAACATATTAAAAAATAAATTAAAAATCTCATTTTTTACTCTTTTCTTTCGGTATTTATAACTTTGGTTCTATCACTCGTCTTGTGATATGATTAATGGTTTCCTACAAAATATCGTAGGTCTTTTTCTATGTTGTATCCATTCTTTCATTAGATACAAGATATTTCTACTACCATTCAAATCACGGTTCATTAAATGGGAATGAGACGACTTACTACACTTCGTGCAAGTTAGTAATCCGTGTATATTCACCATACCTTGTCTAAATGGTCTTGGGTTTTCTCGTTGTTTGTAATAACATGTTTCTCCTTCTAAACAAAAACTACACATTTTAGATGTTTTGAACTCATCCACAATACATAAATTAAAATGTTTTGCTAATAAATCCTTTAATGATTTGTTTGGTGTAGGCATACAATTTTTCATTTGTTGTCTTTGTTGAAATGAACCGAACCCAATAACAATCTTTTTACCAAATGTTCGTTTTATTTTATTGATTAAAATGCTCTCGCTTTTCTGTGTATAAGTATGGCTTCTCCATCTTAATTTTCTAAATAATTCTTGCTCGTAATATTGCTGTAATTCTTGATTGATTTTGTTTCTTACTTTTAAATATTCTATAAACTTATCATAATTACAACTCATAGAACATGTTTGGTTTAATGGTTCTTCTATTTCTTTGATATTATTTTTGTAAAATGATTTCATAATTATTTGTCTTTTCTTTTTTGCGTATGTATCTATTCTTCGTTGCATCTTGGTATATTTTAATGTATTTCCTTTTTCATCTGTCATAAACATAATTGTATTTTTACCTGGGTCTATTGCTACTTTGTTATAATCTTTCAAATGGTTTAATTCTTCATTAGATAATTCAGTTATGTAATCATATTCATTATTACAAGTGGTCTTGTTGTTTTGTGGAATAGTTTTGTCTTTCATATCTACTCTTATAAATACCAAAGAACAACCAACACCATCAGTAGAAAACATATGATTAAATATGTATTTATTTGGGTTCATTAGTTTATTTATTTTTTCCATATCAAACAACGAGTTCCATATGAGTTCTTTACTTTCATTCACTTTATCCAATAATTTACCTTGTGTGGTTTTGTGTTTTTTTGTATCAAATAACATGGTAATAAGTGTTTTTGTATCAATATTCATATATTTTGGAATAAGTGTTTTTCGTAAAGGACAAAATTGAAATAATTTCTTTTCTTTTTCTTCTAATTTCAAACTCATATAAATCAACGGAAATAAATAGTGTTGTGGGGAACATTCCAAATCATAATATACATTCTTTTTTATTTTTTCTGGAATAAGAAATGATTTGTTTGCATCTTTCCATAATTTATATTCATTTTCAGATGTGTTAGTATTATTCATAAGGTCATTAAATATAGTTTTCGTATTTTTGTAAAGTTGTTGCCTTTCTTCTTTGGTTTGATTTTCTTTTTCAAATTGTATGTTGATAAATCGTTTCAAATGTTTCACAAAATGTGTTTTTATATTTGTTTCCAAACAAGTTAAAATAGCAGTAGCCGTATAACCAATTGTATTACCATATTTGGAATAAGATAATTTTTCACCTTGTATGGTTTGTTTATAATGGTTCTCATAAAAAAATGCGAGTTCATTATTATTCAATTTCTTTCCTCTTTTATCACCAACCGCAATTGTCTTAATAATATGTTCTATAAACTTATCATCTATTTTTGGTAATTGTTGATTTGTATGATATTTGTGTAAAATATACAATCTCAAAAACTGATAAGCATGTATTACAATAAGATTAAGATTTTTGCAGTAGTTATTGAGTGTAAGTATTGTTTCTGTATCCAAACAAATACTTTTAAGTGATGTCTTAATCACTTTCAACGGACTATTTGACTTTTTCCGTTTTTTCATTTATATAATTACTGAATATTATTTCTTTAAGTAATTATACGCAACTATTCTTTTTCCTAAATTATTTATAACATTCTATTTTTTCCCCTTTTGAGTTATATACCCATATTTCACATTCATATCCAGCATCTTTTAATGCTTGTTGCTTTAAGAATATATAATCCTTTTTCTTTTGTGCGGTCCATGTTGATTTTGCTTCAATACATCTATTTTGTGATTTAATAAAACAATCCACAAAGTATCTATGTTTTTTTCCGTTAGCGTCTTCATACCAAATAGTAGGAACATCTTTTCTATTTACTATAATTTCGTTTTCCAATATATTTTCTTGTTGTAATAATTCATTCAGCATATAATGCTCATATCCTTGTATTCTTTCTATTCTACCAGATGGAAATATATATTCTTTTGATTTATATGCGTTTTTAGCTGATTTTTCCGCTACTTCTGCATTTTGTTGTGCGTTTTCAACTCCATATTTTTCTAAATTGGTTTGTTTGATTTTGTCTTTTACTTCTTCTGATTGAAATGGATTTTTAACTCCAAAAGAATGTAAACATTTTATTTCTTTTTTATTTTTTATATTTTCTGATTGTGATGGATTTTCAACTCCATATTTTTCTAAATTGGTTTGTTTGATTTTGTGTTTTACATCTTGTGATTGTAAAGAACACTCTACCCCATATTTTTCTAAACAAGTTTTTTTATGTTTAACTTTATTTTCTTCTGTTTGCGATGGATGTTCAACTCCATATTTTTCTAAACATGTTTTTATAGTTTTCTGTCTAATTTCTACATTTTGATTAGGATTTTCAACTCCATATTTTTCTAAACATGTTTTTATAGTTTTCTGTCTAATTTCTACATTTTGATTAGGATTTTCAACTCCGTATTTTTCTAAACAAGTTGTTTTAATTTTGTCTTTAATACTTGTATTTTGTAATGGATGTTCAACACCATATTTTTCTAAATTAGTTTTTTTAATTTTATTTTTTGTTTCTTCTAATTGAAATTGGTTTTCAACTCCATATTTTTCTAAGTTTTGTGCTTTAATTTTATCTTTAATACTACTTGATTGTAATGCGTATTCAACCCCATATAATTCTTTATTTTTGCACTTAATTTTTTCCATTCTCATTTTAATACCACATTTTTTACAAACCCCTCCATTTATACATAAGGGTTTCATCCCTTTTGAAAAATTATTCTCGCAATTAACACATTTTCCTTCAATTATTGTATAAATATTTACCTTTTCGGTTGAATAATCTTTCAGTAATTCAATACCATTTTCTTTACAATATTGTTGTAAATAATTATAATCATATCTAACTACTGATTTTGTTTTACTCATATTATTATTTCTTTCTATAATAATATTAGTATAATTCTAAATCAATTTAATTCAATATTATCCTCTTGTGGTTTCATCTTCTCCTTCTTCTTCAAATAATAAGTGCGTCTGTATTCTTTTAATTTTTCTGGGTTTTCTTCTTTCAGCTTCTTCAAGTAGGTTGTTCCTTGTTCTTTTATTTTATCTTTATTTTTTTCATAATATCGTTTATGATTATCTCCATTTGTATATTTTTTTAATCTCTCTTCTAATTCTTGGAGTTTGTTTTTTAATTCTTCGTTTTCTTTTTGGAGTTCGTCCATTTTACTATTATTATAAATAATTATATTTTTAAATATTTATAAGCATATTTATTATGAAGCAACATACAGAAGATTATAAATTAAGTGCAGTCCAATATTATTTGAAACATAATAACGATATGCGTGATACATGTAAAATATTTGATTGTAAATATCAATCATTAGCCAGATGGGTTAAAACATATAAGAAAAATAAAACCTTACAGCGAAAAACACGCAAAAATCATAATCTAAAAATCACACCAGAAATAGAAAAGTATATCAAAGAATATGTAAGAAAATATCCAACAACAACTTTATGGGAATATTCTAAATTAGTTAATGAAAAGTTTGGTGTTCATTTAACCGACAGAAGTATTTACACGATTTTACATAATAATAAAATAACACGAAAACGATTAAGAAGTAAATATTATCCAGAAAAAAGAGAAGGACAAGAAAAACAAGATTTAGCAGAGTTTTATAAGAAATTGGAAAAATATGATTACACTAAAACAATATGTTTAGACGAGACGTCAATTTATTTGAATATGACACTTTCTTATGGTCGTAGTAGAAGCGGAACAAGAGTTATAAAGAAAACAAATAAATACCCATACAAACGATATAACCTATTATGTGCTATAAGTGCAAATAAAGTTATTGGTTGGAAATTATATCCAGAAAGAAAAGGAGGAGTAAAAACTACGGATATTTTAGAGTTTTATGATGAGTTTATTAAAGATAAATACAAAAATCATTTAGTCATTATGGATAATGCGGTTATTCATAAATCCAAAATAATAAGAGAAACGATTGAAAATAGTAAAAATGAATTATTATATTCCGTCCCTTACCACCCAGAAACCAACGCAATTGAAGAGTATTTTAGTCAGTTAAAACATTATATAAAAAAGAAAAGTCCAAATACATATGAGGATATTTATGATACAATAAAAGAAATATTAGCAACTAAAATAACAAAAGAACATTTAACAAACTACTTGAAACATAGTTATAAAATATATAAGTAATAATTATGTTTTGTCTCATTTTTCTTTTCGGTCGGTGTAATGAATCTTATACATCTCAAAAGTGTTGTGAATGTAGAAAAGATTTGAAACATTACAAAGATAAAAATGGAGGAGAAATTTACAGATTATTCACTTGTTCTAACTGCGTGAGTTACGAAAACAAAAATATCGTATTTAGAACAAGGGATAAGAATTCTGCAATAAATATACTGAACTTAACTGAATGTTGGATATATAACCAAACAAGACCAGTAGAGTTTCAGTTTCAAGCATCGTCTTTCACCTGTGGAAACAAAAAGACAGGGTTAAGTAAGACAATCGGCGTTAAGAAACAACAAAATAAGCACGCCTATTGATTTTACATTTTTTAATTATTTTTTATGCCGTAAAATCGGCATTTGAAATGTTAAAAGGTGTAAAACATATTGACCAGTTGATGATGTTGCTATAGATCCATATTCAGAAAATTGAAATACATTTTTTATATTGTGTGTATGGCATATTTAATATTACTTGATCATTTACCAATTTTAAATCGCAACTCTTTTAAAATTTTAAAATGTCCGCACGCAATTTCTCAAACAACCTCACCAATAGTGCCTATATTCCTCGTATTCCGTGTTGCAAGGTATGCAAAGATGCAGGTGAACCTGAAAACATCTATTCTAGTCACTATGTGAAAGACCGTGAAGGTAATGTCACTTGTCCTAAGCTCAAATCTATAGTATGCCTTAACTGTAACAAGCGCGGACATACTAGCAGTTATTGCAAAGACACTAGGGCAAAGAACCCACAACACGCGGTAAGAGCTGTCGCTGACACTGACAAGAAGCCAATTGAATCAGTAGTAGCAAAGGGTAGATTTGCTTGTCTATTTGAAGACGACTCTGATGACGAAAAGCTCATCGCACGCAAACACAGTAGAAGTATTACAGCAACATCTGCCAGAAAACACAACCTAGAAGAAAAGCCAGATATGGTTTCTCATCAAATCAATGTAAGTAATGTATTTGATTTCCCTTCTTTATCTGCAGATACCAAATACGTCTCGGCAAAAACAACCGAACCAAAGTCATTCTCATATGCAAATATGGCAGCCAAGCCAGTTGAACCCAAACCAATCCGCCAAGAAATTGTCGTTCCAGTAAGACCGGCATCGCCTACTACAGAACCACCAAGCTTCTATAGACAAAAGGCAAGTGAAATGGACTGGGCAATGGAAGAATCGGACAGTGACTATTATGACGATGAAGACGAAGACTTTTAATGTCTGGACTTGTTTGTACCAATATAACCTATTGATTATTAACTAAGATGATAAATCAATCCTATTCCAATTAAATCACTAATAAATTGTATGGTTAATTATATAAATCTTCATATAAATAATTTCAATTCTTATATATGTATATTTCGTATTTGTATATGTAATTTGTTTGTAAACTAACTATTTGAAAAGGCAATGCCTTTTTTTATTGGGAGTAGCTTATAAATATTATTATGAAAACGATTACTTGAAAATATGTATTTTTATATTTTAGAAATAAAATTGATTAGTAAAATATTACCCACAAAATATAAATAATCATCAACTAATTATATAAATAATGCTAAACTATTCTAGAGAAATAGAATTGGGTAATGGATATGGATACTTTTGCAATATTCACGATGTGGAATGTCAAAAACAAATCGTTGATCAAACGTATAATAACTACCAAAAATATTTAGAAGAAATAGAACACCAAGAACCTCGCAGATCAGGGTGTAATGATACATTATGTTCTTGTTCTTTATTTGCATTTGTATGTACAATTTTATTCTTTATATTATAAATGTATACACTAAGCGTGAAGATAGTTATACAACATATTTTCCGGATTATGGTTCTCCACTTCACCACAAACTAGCAACATACTCTCATACATTTTTCGTAAAACATCATTGGTTGCTAGAGAACCTACTTTTATAAAGCCCTTTTTTATTAAAACCGCCCTTATTTCTTGAATCGGTATTTGCTTTAACTTTTCTGTTTTGGTGGATATATTTTTACGAACAGTTTTGTTACTAACTAACACGGATACTTTAGGAGTAACGCGCGATTTACCTAATTTATATGTTCTCCGGATTGTCTTTTTACGTTTACCGTATTTTATTTTATTTTTTTCTTCAGACTCATTGGATGTTTTTATTTTTTCCATTGTCTGTTTTAGTTGAGATAATCTTGGTGTAGTAAATGCTTGTTTTCCGGATGCATCCCCTCCGTAAGTATTTGTAAATGTAGATGTGGAAATCGGACTAGATGTAGGCTGTGGTAGTTGCCCTCCCGCTGCCCCTATATTAGCAATAGACGACATACTCATATTATCTAGATCAATTTGAGGTACAGGTGAATGCGAATGAGATATACTATTCGTTTTCATAGGTTCTCTAACTCGCTGGGTTTGATTTGACCAAACTCTATATGTTGGAAGAGACCCACCTTTCATACACCCCCATTGAGGTTGTTTTGCCGCTGTTAGTTTTACAGAATCCATATTATCAACCCGTGGAAAATCATCATATACTTGTAATCCTTCCAATGCTTTGTCAAAATCACCGCCTGCCAAAATAGATTCTGGATTTAGCGATTTATAATTCCGCAATGTTTGATTTACCATATAATCATTATCCACTTTGTGAGAAACTTGGTCGGAAATTTCGGTCATATACTTTAGCGATTCTTCAAAATCATTATTGAAATTATCTGTTATTGCATTCGGTGTATATTTTTTGTCAGGAACTACGATTTCAGGATTAGAACCGTTCATCTTTTTGAAGTTCTCTTCTTGGTTCTTTCGGATATAGTGTAATAGACGGTTGCGCAATGTTTTGGTGCTATGAGGTTGTTTCGGTGCGGCAGATTTTATTTTCAAATCCTTATTTTCTTTGACTGGTCTTTTCTTCCTTGTTGTATTTCCGCCACTCAATGAAAATAGTTCCGGATTAATGGAAATGGTTTTTCTTTCACTCATTATACTAATTATAATGAATGAATATAATATTTTTCTTTGCAAAGCGAATGGGGGGTCACATACCCCCCCCCAGATAAAAAGCCAAATAGTTTTCTAAATATACATAGAAAGCATTGCCTTTGATATATGGTTCTCCTTTTTACGATTATTTAGCAACATTTCATATCCTCTGTCTAAATCTTTTAGATTTAGGCATTTTTTAAGTTCTTTTGATTTTCCGTAAATACGTCGCGAATGCGCAATTTTAGTATAAGAGAACAACATTTCCATATCTCTACCAAAACTTGGGAAATGGTCTTTCCGTTTTTCAAACCAAGCATCTGTTATATCTGATTCTGCAACATTCCATCCGGCCTCATCCACTTTCTTTTTGAAAATACTTTTTAATTCTTTAGCATTATAACAATCGGTTTTGAAACGCCACATAAAACGGGATTCTAGACCAGGGTTTGATCTGAAAAACGAATTATTTAGCTCATTCTCATATCCGGCAATAATAACCATCAAGTCGTTTTTATGATCGCTCAATGCTTCGCACAATGTATCGATACATTCTTTGGAAAAACTGTCGTCTTCATAACTATTTGCCAATGCATAGGCTTCATCAATAAAGAGAACTCCACCTAAACAATCTTGTATGACACTTTTTGTTTTAATAGCTGTTTGTCCTAAATACCCGGCTACCAAATCGTTCCGGGTTACTTTTTTGAAAATGTTTTTTTGCAAAATGCCCAATTTGGAATACATTGTCCCGATTATTTTAGCAATATCAGTTTTGCCAGTACCCGGGGGGCCATAGAGAACCGTATGTTTATAATCACTGGATCCATCAGATAAATGGAGGTCTTGCATAAAATACACCAATTGGTCCAAAATAGACGACTTTAATGATTTCATACCCACCATTTTGTTTAGTTGTTCCAATTCAGTTTTTATATTATGCAATGAGTTCAAGTCAATGTTATATGTAATGGTATTGTCTATCGGATTATTTTCAATGAGTCGGAGAACATCGCCTAAATCATTTAGGGAAAAGTCAATTTCCATATATTTTTTTTCGTGTTCTCCCAAAGGATTTTTAATAGTAATAGTATCGTCTGATTTAGGCAAAACGACTTGTTCGTGTTCCTTTTTCCATAGCTCAAACTTGTTGGGGATACCTGTACCGATTTGAGGAGTTATAGGTATGATTGGAATCGGATTTGTATACCCGCTAAACCTGGGGTCAAATAACATGTTTTCCATAAAACTAATACGGGAGAAATATAGTGCATCGGCCATTTTGTTATAATCCATTTGTGAGGATTTCAAATTGTCCAAATACTCCACGAAGTTTGTTTTGGTTGTATTGGGCACACTCGTTTTTTGCATATAGGAATGGTTAGCAAAAAGTCTTTATGTATTTAGACATTTTATAGTATTACAAATATAGCATAATTAAATATATAATGTGTTGGAATGCAGAAATCTCATTGAATACATTTTTATTTAGTATTTGTGTATTAGTTCTCATTATTTACAATAATACATATACGAAATACAAAATTAAAGAACTTGACAATGTGTGGATGTATATTTTTATTTCATCTTTTGTAATAATGCAGTTAGTAGAGTTTTTCATTTGGAAAAACATTGATGATAAGTTTTACAACAATGTATTTTCAATCATTGCAGTGGTTATATTGGTTATGCAACCAGCTGCAAGTATTATGCTTTTATCAAACATAGAACTCCGTAATATATTATTAATAAGTTATTTACTATTAGCAATACCATATTCAATATACAAGTTATCTATTCAACGCGTTCATTCTGTAGTAGGAGAAAGTGGTCATCTACAATGGAATTTTTTTAATACAACCCCTATTATTTGGATAGTTTGGTTATTTTTCTTTTTGTTTAGTTTTATTTATCAAAAACATTGGTTTGGAATTATATTTGGGATTGTTTCATTAATTATATTTTTCATTAATTATAAAAATGATCATACTATGTGGTCTATGTGGTGTTGGGCAGTAAACTCTTGTTTCATTTATTATGCTGCCTATTTATTGGTATTTTTACCATTTATTGAGAAGGGTAGTATTTGTTGATATATAAAATTGCAATTCCTATAATGTACGCCTTTAGGTGCATCTTGTAGTATTGATGGTTTATATAAAATTGAAATACTTTTTATATAATGAACATATTAGCATTCTTCATATACTACTTATTATATTCAAACTCTCGATTCAAAATGTCTGATATTACTCCTCAAACTACTCAATCCGATGCGCTGCGCAATCGTCTTACTACTATGCATTGTGGCGGGCAACATTTAAATGACGACAGCAAGGGTTCCGAATGCGTTCTGACCGCGGCTTTGCAATCTGCTATCATCCCCTATGCCGAACACTTGGCTAAACAACGTGGGTGGACTATTACATACAAGACAAAAATGGATTTGTACGAAATGCAATGTATTTTAGCAAAAGCATCCGGGGGCGATTGCCCAGAACCCGACCCGGCCAACAAGCGCGTCTTTATGAAGCCAGATGGTGGTATCCTATGCGTTGTTATCGGAAATGAAACCATACCTATTCTTATTACCGAAGACAAAAAGCAAGGGACCAATGACAGCCGCTTTGCAGAAGGTAAAGGCCGACAAGCCACTGGCAATGCAGTAGAACGAGGCATCAAAAATATTCGCGCAGCAGAAATGCTCTTTCACGCAGGTAATGTATTTCCCTATGTATTATTTGGGTCAGGGTGCGATTTCCATCCATCCGAGACGATTGCTAAACGTCTTGAAATAGGAAACTATGGCGCCAAAAACTTGGAGATTATTATGCGACCCGGGGCGACCGAAGAAGAAGCAGCCGAAGACTTGCGCCAATTGGTGGCCAAAATAAACATTCAGAAACGATATGGCGGTAAAAGCATTGCAACTATTTGCCTAAAATCCCACAAATGGGATGAAATGTCCCATAATGCTAGCGCGTGGACGGCTACTGAAATCACAATGGTATGTATGAGAACGATTGACATTGCATTTGCGGATTTGGATGCTAGAAAATAAAAATAATCGTATATTTGTATGCTTTATAACATATATTTTGCAACTGTAATTATTTAAATATATAGTGTTTTTTATGTATAATGTCGCTAACTTGCGTATCTTGTTATTATCCGGTTAAAAATAAATACGGAAATTCATACGGAGAATGGTTCAAAACATCATTGGATATAGATTGTCCATATGTAGTTTTTTCCACAAAAGAAGGGATTGAATATATCAAACCATTTAGGAAAGACCATCCGACTTATTATATTGAACTTGATATAGAGGATTTTGTGACATACAAATACAAAGATAGAATGAAAACAGATAATACACATTGTCCAAGTATAGAACTGAACTTGATATGGAATGAAAAAATATTTATGATTAAAAAGGCATATCAGCTAAATCCATTTAAAAGCGAATGGTTCAAATGGATAGATGCAGGAATATGTATATATCGCGAAGTAAGACCACCTGAGAAAAAGTTTCCGGACGAAAATATATTGAATAAATTGCCCAAAGATAAGTTTATATATTCTTCGTCTAATAACATAAATCCATATATGGCACAAATTACCCCTACTAACTATTATCATCACGTTTGTGGAACATCATATTTGTTACACATTCATATAATAAATGATTTTGCAGAAATATATGAAAAATATATGGATACCTTTGTAAATACAAACAATATATGGACAGATCAAGTAGTACTTACACATATTTTTAAAAATAACACAACTCGGTTTTATAAATTGGTCAATGGATATGGTGAAGTTACACGAGTGTTATTTGGATAAATATAAAAAGATATAAAATTATGTATATATATATTATATGCATAATTTTATAGTTTGTTCAGTTTTCAAAAATGAAGCACATATATTAAATGAATGGATAAGTCATTATCTGTATCACGGTGCTGAACATATTTATTTAGTAAATGATTTTAGCACAGATAATTATAGTGAAATCATTAATAAATATACAGATAAAGTTACACTATTTCATAATGACATAGTAACAAAACAACTAGGACGACAAACAATGATATACAATAAATACTTTTCAGAATTATTAACTACAACAAAATGGATGAGTATTTTAGATTTAGACGAGTTTTTATATAGTCCGACCGAAATAAATATACAAAATGTATTAAAATCATTTGATACATACTCTTGCATTTTAGTAGATTGGGTGCATTTTGGAAGCAATGGTCATATATTGCAACCAAAATCAGTTGTTGAGGGATTTACAATGAGAGCATTGTATGGTAAAAATAAAGCATATTATGGTTTTAAAAATATTTTTCAAACTGCATATTTCGAAAAGTTTGATACGCATCACACAAAAACCAGTGGAAACCAAATACGACTTCAATATAATGATACAGTAGAAACACCAGTACTCTTGATAAACCATTACAATATACAATCATTTGATTTTTTTACAAAGATTAAATCAACCAGAGGCGATATAGATAACTGGTTCGACTTTATAAATTTAAAGCGCGATGCAGAATTATTTAATAAGCATGATGACAATGATGTATTAGATATAAGATTATATGAACAAAACAAAGAAATTATAAACAGTATAAAAAATTAACAAATTATCCAATAACATCATTCTGACTATGCTTACACCGTCGTGTAATAGACATTTTATTGAAAAAACATTGGAATCTTTTGTGAAATGCAATACTTATCCTATCGTTAATATCTGTATGTAGGAGGGTAAAAAATATTGTTATTGGTTTTGGTTCATTTACACAAAGATACTAAATTAAAAATTGTATGCCTACTCCAAACAAATAATTTTAATTTATGTATTGTTGATGAGTTCAAAACATATAAAATGTGTAGTTTTTGTTTAGAAGGCGAAACACGTTATTGTAAACAACGAGAAAACCCAACATCATTTAGAGAAGGTATGGTGAATATGCACGGATTACTAACTTGCACGAAGTGTAATATGTAACCTCATTCCCATTTGATGAACCGATAGTTTTTGTATCATTTTTATTTTCGGTCGGTGTAATATATAAATTTACAAACTATATAAATAAATACATTTACTATATGTATAATTATGAGTAATATTACTTTTAATCCAACAATCCCAACCTCATTATGTGAAATAATGGGTAGAAATAAAAGCGATAAAGGCAACACTCATATACAAAATAGTTGGCACAACTATACAACCTTTTACCACAGCATATTCAAAGATATGCAACAATCTCCAATAAGATTATTTGAATTAGGTTTAGGAACAAATAATGTAAATATTCCATCAAATATGGGATCAAACGGTAGACCTGGTGCATCATTATATGGTTGGTATGAGTTTTTTCCTAATGCACAAATATTTGGAGCAGATATTGATAAAAATATACTGTTTAATACTGATAGAATTACCACGTTTTTTTGCGACCAAACAAACCCTGATATAATAAAAAATATGTGGGAAACACCCGAATTACAAGACAATTTTGATATCATAATAGAAGATGGACTCCATACATTTGCTGCAAACGTTTGTTTCTTTGAAAATAGTATTCACAAATTGAACAAAAATGGATATTATATTATAGAAGATATTGTTTATAAGGAAGCTCATTTATTTGGTAATAAAATACAGGAATGGAAAAAAAAGTATCCTGATTTAATATTCAACTCTTTGGCTATACCATCAAAAACCAACAATTATGATAATAATTTAATAGTAGTGTATAAACCATAATTACCACGCAATTATTTTTACAAATATTATTTTTTACTACTAATGATATACATAATTTCCACCACTTTGTTGCTCCGGTCCTTCAAATTACGTGAACCCTTGAATGTGTCATACAAGATTTCACGTTTTTCCACTGCATATGGCTCAAATATTTTTGCCCAATCTTCCGTTGTAATAATACCCTCATCATTGTACGACAACACAATATAGTGAGATTTGGACAATCCGGTACGCAATAAATGTTCCATATCTCTTATTGCAGTCGCCTTGGAGTTATACGCCGATTTGTTCCAATCAGTGGGAATGCCAGATACTTTGGATATTTTCTCAGGTTCTTCGTTTTTGGCAATTACATTTAGCATAAAATAGTTGCTCCCGTATGGATGTTGGTTGTATGGCGGATCCAAATACAATACATCAAATTGTCCACTCACCTCAACTGTATCTATAATCTCATTGATGTTACGGTTATAGCACAATCCATTATATGATTCTTTAGACCAAATAGGCATATCTAAACTAATCGGTTTCATAATTCGTGACAATGCATTGCGACCGGATCCACCGAAACATCCAAGTTCTCCATCTTTGTAAAATCCTTTGAACACCCCAGCAGTATTTGTATGAATACTAGCCTTTATCAATAGCGGTACCAAGCAATATGTCTGCAAATCGGGTTCCACGCAATCTGCAATATACTTACGCAATGTATCTATAATAAGCGCATTTTCCCGGGTATAGAAACACCGTTCTCCAATTTTCACATCGTTGGTATTTTTCGGTGCATACAATTTAGAAATGATTCCGTATTCAAAATATGGACCTGAAATAGCCATATTGTTCATATATGTAATATGATGTGCTATACGCGATTGTTGTACATTAGTCGGCGTATTTAGAAAACACCGAGACATCAAATAGGAATAGTTCTCCAAATCATTAGTGATCATTGTATGACACAATGGAACAAGAGCTCGCGCAACCACGCCTGACCCAGTGAATCCATCCATAATGCACAATTTTTCTTTACCAAGTCGTTGTCTAATTGTTTCTACTATATCGTATATATGTCCAACTAATTTTCGTTTATTACCAATGCACGTGAGCATTGTTTGAAATACAAACTCATCCAATGGGTGTAATACATTATGTGATATTGGATGCATTGATGTACTTGTAAAATGGATTTGGGGGTTATCTATAGATATCATTGTAATAGTAAATTAGGTTTATATTATTATAATACATAATAATACATTATAATACATAATAATCAATTTTGTTGTGTGAAAATAGAATAAAGGGAATATTAGAAAGTAAAATAACAAAAGACCATTTAACAAATTACTTGAAACATACTTATAAAATATACAAATAATAATTATGTTTTTGTCTCATTTTTATTTTCGGTCGTGTAATATCTGGATTAGTAAAGTGTTTAGTACATATTGTATATTAGAATTACATCCCTCTATAAACTATGATGATCTTAATATAAGCATATACATTAGTCAGATTTTTAATTTCTATACATACACGTCAAATATACAAATGTGTAATTATTAAGTAGTTTATACATATTAAGATTTAAAATAGCATGTCTTTTAGGGTGTAATTTAAAATCAAAAATGATATATCATCCTGAATAACTGAACTGTTCCAATTCTTCGTTGGTTTGAATAAATATTATATATTGATAATTTATAATGAGTACTAATATTAGTATTCCTTCTGGGTCCACGCAAATAGAAGCATTAGCTTATTTTTCAGATAAAACAATCTTGTCTCTTAGTTTTGACAATCCATCAAGTGTAAATACAATAAATGACAATGCATTTAGTAATTGTTCTAATATGACAAGTATTACAATTCCACCTTCAGTTACTTCTATAGGAAATAACGTGTTTTATGGGTGCACTAGATTACAATACGTTAATGATAATACAACTAATGTCAAAATTATTAAGGATAATTGCTTCGGTAATTGTATTTCTTTAACAAATATACAGATTAATAGCACATCATTAATTGGTATAAATAGTTATTCATTTTACAATTGTAATACCTTAAGAAATATTACTTTTGCAAGTAGAAATATTACTTATATTGATTATGGTGTATTTGAAAATTGTAGAACGCTATCATCTATAAATATAAATGCAAATATAACTGCTATTGGCGGAAATGCATTCAAAAATTGTTCTAGTATAACAAGTATACCATTGTTTTATAAATGCATAACTATTCCTATTGCGACATTTTCAGGGTGTGGTTTTGATGACTTAATAATACCTTCTTGTGTACAATCAATCCAGCAATATGCTTTTGCAAAATGTGTCAACCTAAGGTCAGTTGTTATTCCCCCTAGTGTAACTAGCATTGATCTTTATGCATTTGATTATTGTACAAGTTTAACTAAAGTTGTTGTTCCTGCAACCATTACAGAATTTGTCAAAGACGCATATAGAGGGTGTACTAATTTAGATGTAAACATAAATGTATACGATAAGTGCCTCGAAATATCCGACAATAAATTTGCAAACCAACCTATTATTAATTCTTTAACATTTAGTGGTACATCAATAATGACAAGAATTGGTACAAATGCATTTTTTAATTGTACTAACCTATCTAGTGTTATTCTTCCGATTTCACTAAAAACAATTGCTAGTGGTGCATTTAGTAATTGCACTAGTTTAACTAGTATTACAATTCCATCTAGTGTAAAAACATTATCAACAACTGCATTTTTGGGATGTATTAATTTAACAGAAATTATTTATCAACGAAATGAAAATATTACTTCAATAGCAATACCTAGTGGATATACTAGTGTTACAGTAGGTGTTGGAAATATGACACCTGATTATTTACCAAATATAACTAGTGTTTTATTTTATAATATACCACCTACAAGCCCTTGTCAAGTATCTACTATTGGGTATAAAGCATTTGATCAATTTGCATTCTTAAAACAAATATACATTCCGTCAAGTGTTACTAGCATAGAAAATGAAGCTTTTTCTTATTGTAGCAGTTTAACCAGAATTACAATTCCATCTACTGTAAAAACATTATCAACAAGTGCATTTTTGGGATGTATTAATTTAACAGAAATAAATTATGAAAAGAATGAAAATATTACTGCAATTGAAATACCTTGCAATTATACTAAAATTTCACAATTAAATTACACTATACCATCAATTATTAACTTACCCAATATAGATACAGTTAATTTTGATGCAGCAGTTGAAGGTCAATATAGATATATTGAAAATGCATTTTATGGATTTTCAAAATTATCCAATATTAGTATTCCATCAGATGTTACACTTATTAATAATGGTGCATTTAATAACTGTATTAGTTTAACTAGTATTAATATTCCAGCAAGCGTTACATCACTTGCATCAAATGCATTTGAAAATTGTATTGCATTAACTAATATACAATATGAAATAAACCCCATTATTACAAGTATTGTCATACCATTTGGATGTACGAGTATACCGATACGTAATAATAATACCATTACTTATAATAATTTACCAAATATTGATACAATTGATTTTTCTAACAAATATACATTATATGATATTAATAATGATGCATTTTCTGGATTTAAAAACTTAAAAAATATAACTATTCCATCAAGTGTTACTAATATTGGAGATAATGTATTTGGTGGATGCACCAGTTTATCAAGTATAGTTATTCCTTCATCAGTAAAAACATTATCACCAAATGCATTCACCGGTTGTACAAAATTAACAGCTATAAATTATTATGCTAAAAATACCAATATAAAATCCTTCCAAATACCATTAGGATATACAAGAATTGTACAAAATATGGGAAATATGACCCCTATTATTTTACCAAATCTTGATAGTATTATTTTTGATGAACCTTGTAATGTAACTAGTATTGAAATTAGTGCATTTAATAGTTTTTCAAAATTATCCAATATAACTATTCCGCAAAGTGTTACTAGTATTGGAAATTATGCATTTGCCGGTTGTACTAGTTTGACAAGTATTAATATTCCTTCATCAGTAAGAACGTTATCAAATAATGCATTTGTCGGTTGTACAAAATTAAAAATCATTTATTATACGCAAAATCCATACATAACATCTATAGAAATACCTAGTGGATATACCAGTATAACACAAAATATGGGAAATATAAATCCTAGTGTCTTACCAAATATTGGTAGTGTTGTTTTTGATAATCCTTCTAATGTAACTAGTATTGGAGATGGTGCATTTAGTGGATTTTCACAACTATCTAGCATTGTACTTCCTGAATCTGTTACTAGTATTGGAAATAATGCATTTCAAGGATGTACTAGTTTAGAATTTATTATTATTCCCGCATCAATAATAACATTATCATCCAATGCCTTTATTGGGTGTTATAATTTAAAATCAATATTTTATAGAGGTTCATTTATACCAAGACAAAACCCAAACATAACAACTATAGAAATACCTACTGGATATACCAGTATACAACGGTCTTTTGGAGGTATAAATACGAGTAATTTTTTACCAAATCTTGGTAAAGTTATTTTTGATAGTCCTAGTAATGTAACTAGTATTGAAAAATTCTCATTTTATGGATGTTCACAACTATCTGACATAACTATTCCATCGTGTGTTACTAGTATTGGAGATGATGCATTTAGTTCGTGCATTAATTTAACAAGTATAAATATTCCATCAAGTGTATCATTAACAACAAGTACTTTCAATAATTGTACAAAATTATCTTTGATACAATATGATGAAAATGCGAATAATTTGATAACATTTATAGAAATACCTAGTGCATGTACCAACATAATACAAAATATGGGAAATATGAAACCTAGTATCTTACCAAATGTTAATCGTATTATTTTTGATCAACCTTGTAATGTAACTAGTATTGGAGATGGTGCATTTAGTGCATTTTCACAACTATCCCAAATAACTATTCCAAAAAGTGTTACTAGTATTGGAGCTTATGCATTTGGTGATTGTACTAGTTTAACAAGTATTGAAATTCAAAATGATATTTTAACCATTCAAAATAATGCGTTCAATAACTGCATTAATTTAACAAGCATTTTCATTCCTCCATCATTAATATCATTATCACCAACTGCATTTAGTGGATGCATCAATTTAACATCTATTTATTATTACGGTTATCCAAACTTTCAAAATATAACAACTATAGAAATACCTAGTGGATATACCAAGATAATACAAAATATAGGAAATATGAAACCTAGTATCTTACCAAATATTAATAGTATTGTTTTTGATCAACCTTGTAATGTAACTAGTATCGGAGATGGTGCATTTGGTGGATTTTCACAACTATCCCAAATAAATATTCCTCCGAGCGTTACAAGTATTGGAGACAATGCATTTGCCGGTTGCACTAGTTTGACAAGTATTAATATTCCATCTACTGTAAATACATTATCACCTAACGCATTTACTAGATGCACCAATTTAAGAGAAATTAAGTATGCGTATAACCCAAATATAACAACCATTGAAATACCTAGTGGATATACAAGCATAACACAATATATGGGAAATATACGACCTACTTTTTTACCAAATATTAATAGTATTGTTTTTGATCAACCTTGTAATGTAACTAGTATTGGAGATTATGCATTTAGTGGATTTACGAAACTTACGCAAATAAATATACCTAGTAGTGTAGTAATACTAAGCCCTTTAGCATTTACGAATTGCGATAATTTATCTTTAATTGCATATGATGGTGAAAATCCAAACAAAACAGCAATCGGTATACCTATTGGATATGATAGCGTTGTTAATGATCTAGGTAGAATGAATAGTACCAATTTTCCAAATATCGACAGTGTGTATTTTGATAATAGGTCCAAAGTATCTGCTATTAGAACTAATGCATTTAATGGATTTTCAAAGTTATCTAATATACAAATCCCATCAACTGTAACTAGTATTGAAGATTATGCATTTTATGGATGCACTAGTTTACAAAGTATTAAAATTCCTTCTTCAGTAAAAACTTTATCAAGTAATGCATTTAATAATTGTACTGCATTGACATCTATTGTATATTCTGATGGAATATATGCAAACATAAAATCTATTATGATACCTATAGGATGTACAAGTATAACACAAAATATGGGAAATATGAATCCTGTATCATTCCCAAATCTAGATAGTGTTATTACAATTAATTGTACTAACCTAACAAGTATTGGGAAAAACGCATTTAGTAATTTTTCAAGATTAACTGATATAACTATTCCATCAACTGTAACTAGTATTGGAGATTATGCATTTAATGAATGTACCAGTTTACAAAGTATTACAATTTCTTCTTCAGTAAAAACTTTATCAACTAATGCATTCTATGGTTGTAGAAGTTTAGCGAGTTTTCGTTATGATAAAAACCCAAATATAACATCTATTGAAATACATAGTGGATATAACAGTATACCCCTGCAGTATATTTACTATGGCGTTTTACCAAATCTAGGTAGTGTTGTTTTTGATCAACCCTGTAATATAACTTCTTTTGTAGATAATGCATTCAATGGTTTTTCAAAATTATCCGAAATAACTATTCCACCAAGCGTTACAAGTATTGGAAACAATGTATTTGGTTATTGTACTAGTTTAAAAAATATTAAGATACCTTCAACTGTAAGACAATTATCACCAAATGCGTTTAAAAATTGCACCAATTTAACACAAATTGAGTATGAGTATAACCCGTATATAACTTCAATTGAAATACCTGATGGATATACCAGCATATATAGTAATATTGGAAATGTGCGTTCTGAAATTTTACCAAATCTTGGCAGTGTTATTTTTGACAATCCTGTTAATATAAAAAGTATAGAAGATAATGCATTTTATGGATTTTCAAAATTATCCCAAATAACTATTCCAGAAAGTGTTACTAGTATTGGACAAAATGCATTTCAAAAATGTAGTATGTTAACCAGTATTAACATTCCTTCAACTGTAAAAACTTTATACAACAATACATTTAGCGAATGCACCAATTTAACAAGTATTAATATCAATAATGTAAATGAATTGTCAACAACAACATTCAGTAATTGCGAGAAATTATCATTACTCCTTTACGGATCAGCCGTTAAACCCGGTATAAAACAAATTTCAATACCACTGGGATATACAAATATTGTAGAAAATATTGGACATATGGGCCCAATAGTCTTGCCAAATCTGGAGAGTATTGTGTTTGATAATCCGTCAAAAGTAACTAATATTGGAATAGGTGCATTTGCTGGATTTAGCAAGCTTACATCAATAACTATTCCACCAAGTGTCAAATATATTAACGACATAGCATTTTATAATTGTACTAGTTTGCAACAAATAAATATTCCCTCATCAATATCAAGTATATCAACAAATGCCTTTAGAGCATGCAATTCACTAACTAGTATTAATTATCAAGAGAGTGTGAACAATAATATAAGAAATATTTATATACCAACTGGATATACAATTATAAGCCAGGGTATTGGAAATATGAAGCCTGAATATTTGCCAAATATTGATAATATTGTATTTGATAGCCCGTGCAATGTTACTAGTATTGAAACTAATGGATTTTATGGGTTTTCGCGCCTTCTATCAATAACTATTCCATCAAGTGTAACAAGTATTGGTGATAATGCATTTGATGGCTGCTCAAGTTTACAAATTGTGGTTTTACCTGCTACTTGTGCAACAACGCCTTATTCATTTCAAGGAACTTCTGCCGGCTTAAAAATTATTTATGCAAAAAATACAAATACAAGTATTACTACAATAACAATACCTAGCACTTTTACGACTATTCGTCAAGGATTTGGTGATATTTATCCAGAAACATATCCAAATGTTTCTAAGTTTATTTTTAATGAAAATAGTTCTGTAACAAATATTGATTATAGAGCATTTTACAGATTTTTAAATTTAACTAGTATGACTATCCCATCAAATGTAACTAGTATTGGAGATGATGTATTTACTGGATGTACTAAATTACAAACTATTAATATTCCTGTATCAGTATCAACTTTATCATTAACTGCTTTCAGTGGATGTAAATCACTAACTAGTATAAATTATGAAGAAAACCAGAACCTTAATATAACAACTATTTTTATACCACTTGGATACACGACCATAAGTCAAGGTATTGGAAATATGAAGCCCGCAAATTTACCAAATATTAATAGTATTGTATTTGATAGTCCTTGTAATGTAACTAGTTTTGGAACTTATGCGTTTGATGGATTTTTATATATTACACAAATAACTATTCCCACCAGTGTTACTGCAATTGCAAGTTATGCATTCAACGGTTGTATCAGTTTAACTTCGATTGATATTCCAACGAGTGTTACTTCAATAGCTGGTTATGCATTCAACGGATGTGTTAGTTTAGCAATTATTAATATACCATCTGGGACAACTGTATCCCCTAATGCATTCAGTGGAAGTGGATATAATAGTGGTTCAATAAAACTTACTACAAGAATTGATATGTCAGCTAACAAAACTTATATTGATGATAGAGAATATGCAAATTATATTTACTTAACTTCTTTCAATATTTCTAGTAATGTTACTAGGATAGGGGAGAGTGCTTTCAATAATTGTTTTAATTTATCTGAAATAGTAATTCCATCTAAGGTGACGGCATTACCATACTCTGCATTCTATGGATGCTCTAGATTAACAAATATTATGTATGAAAATAATAGTTATATAACATCAATTTACATTCCACCAGGGGTTACAAGTGTTCCAAACGGGTTGGGATATATTGATCGATTAAAAAATCTTTATAAAATTGATTTTTACATACCTTCAAAAGTATTAGATATTGAAGAAAATGCATTTCAATCTTTAAACTTCGGAGACATAACTATTCCGTCAAGTGTTACACGTATTGGACAAGCTGCATTTTATAATTGCAGTAAATTATCTATTATTTCAATTAATACAAGTAGTAGGTTAAACACTATTGAAGCCCGAGCATTTGAGAATTGTACCAGCCTAAGGGATTTTTTTATACCTAAGAGTATAATATCATTATCACCAACTGCATTTTCTGGATGTACCAATTTAACAAATATTAATTATACAAAAAATGAAACTATAAAATCAATTATAATACCGATTGGATATACTAATATAACACAAAATATAGGAAATATGAAACCTAGTATCTTACCAAATCTTGGTAGTGTTATTTTTGATAATCCTTCTAAGGTAACTAGTATCGGTGATAATGCATTTAATGGATTTTCACAACTATCCCAAATAAATATTCCTCCGAGCGTTACAAGTATTGGACAAAATGCATTTGCCGATTGCACTAGTTTAAATAGTATTACCATTCCTTCATCAGTAAAAACTTTATCACCATCTATATTTAGTGGATGTACCAATTTAACACGAATTGATTATGAACAAAACCTAAATATAACATCTATAGAAATACCTAGTGGATATACCAACATAATACAAAGTATGGGAAATATGAATTATACTTCATTACCAAATATTGGTCGTGTTGGCTTTGATAATCCTTGTAATGTAACTAGTATAGGACAAAATGCATTTTATAATTTTTCACACTTATCCCAAATAACTATTCCTCCGAGCGTTACAAGTATTGGAGACAATGCATTTTATGGATGTACTAGTTTACAAAACATTGTTATACCTGCATCTGTAAAAACTTTATCACCATCTGCATTTTATGGATGTACCAATTTAACACTAATTGAGTATGGACAAACCCCAAATATAACATCTATAGAAATACCTAGTGGATATACCAGCATATATAGTAATATGGGAAATATGTCCCCTACTAATTTACCAAATATTGCTATTGTTGGGTTTGATAATCCTTCTAATGTAACTAGTATTGAAGATAGTGCATTTAGTGGATTTTCAAAACTATCTAATATAATTATGCCATCAAGCGTTAATCGTATTGGAAATAATGCATTTGGAAGTTGTACTAGTTTGACAAATATTAATATTCCACCAAATGTTACAAGTATTGGAGACAATGCATTTTCCGGTTGTACCAGTTTAAATTATATTATTATTCCGTCATCTGTACAAACACTTTACACTACTGCATTTACTGGATGTACCAGTTTAAGACTAATTGAGTATCAACTAAACCTAAATATAACATCTATAGAAATACCTACTACATATACTAGCATAATACAAAATATAGGAAATATTAAACCTAGTATCTTACCAAATCTTGGTAGTGTGTTTTTTGACGATCCTGTTAATGTAACTAGTATCGGAGATGGTGCATTTAGTGGATTTTCACAATTTTCCCAAATAACTATTCCATCAAGCGTTACAAGTATTGGATACAATGCATTTGCCGGTTGTACTAATTTACGAAACATTTTAATACCTGCATCTGTAAAAACTTTATCACCAACTGCATTTTCTGGATGTACCAATTTAACAAGTATTTATTATGAAAATATAAAAAATGTAAATATAAAAACAATAATAATACCTAATGGATATACTAATATAATACAAAATATGGGAAATATGCGCCCTGAAATTTTACCAAATATTGATAGTGTTTCATTTTACAATCCTTGTAATGTAAGTATTATCAGTGGTGGAGCATTTGCAGGATTTTCAAAACTATCTAATATAACTATTCCATCTAGTGTAAGACAAATTGCAAATAACGCATTTAGTGGATGTACCAATTTAACTGCTATTAATTATGTACAAAATTATGATATTTATTTCATTCAAATACCATTAGGATATACCAAAATAATACAAAATATAGGAAATATGTCCCCTACTAATTTACCAAATCTTGGTAGTGTGTTTTTTGATAATCCTTCTAATGTAACTAGTATTGAAATTAGTGCATTTAGTGGATTTTCAAAACTATCTAATATAACTATTCCATCAAGCGTTACAAGTATTGGAGACAATGCATTTCAAGGATGTACTAGTTTACCAAACATTTTTATACCTGCATCTGTAAAAACTTTATCACCAATTGCATTTTCTGGATGTACCATTTTAAAAATGTATTATGAAAATGCAATAAACACAAACATAAAATCAATTATAGTACCTATTGGATTTATTTCTATAGAGAAAGGTACAGGAAATATGTATTCTGAAAAATTACCAAATGTTGATAGTATTATATTTATTAGCAGTGTAAATAGTATCGGTTATAATGCATTTGCAGGATTTTCAAAACTATCTGATATAACTATTCCATCAAGTGTTACTAATATTGGAGACAATGCATTTGCCGGTTGTACTAGTTTAACAAAGATTTTTATACCGCCATCTGTAAAAACTTTATCAGCAACTGCATTTTCTGGATGTACCAATTTAACACTAATTGTATATCAAGGTAACAATCCAAAAATAACATCTATTGAAATACCATCTGGATATACCAAGATAATACCGAGTATGGGAAATATGCATCCTAGTGTCTTACCAAATCTTGGTAGTGTGTTTTTTGACGATCCTGTTAATGTAACTAGTATTGAAGATAGTGCATTTAGTGGATTTTCAAAACTTTCCCAAATAACTATTCCATCAAGCGTTACAAGTATTGGAGAGAATGCATTTAATGGATGTACTAGTTTGACAAGTATGACTATTCATTCATCTATACAAACCTTTTACACCAATGCATTTTATGGATGCACCAAATTAACAAGTATTATATATGAAAAAAACCCAAATATAACATCTATATTAATACCTACTACATATACTAGCATAATACAAAATATAGGAAATATGAAACCTAGTATCTTACCAAATCTTGGTAGTGTTATTTTTGATAATCCTTCTAAGGTAACTAGTATCGGTGATAATGCATTTAATGGATTTTCACAACTATCCCAAATAAATATTCCATCAAGCGTTACAAGTATTGGAGACAATGCATTTGCCGGTTGTACCAGTTTGACAAGTATTAATATTCCTGCATCTGTACAAACATTATTACCAACTGCATTTAGTGGATGTACCAGTTTAACAACTATTGTATATGAAGGTAACAAGCCAAATATAACATCTATTGAAATACCATCTGGATATACCAAGATAATACAAAATATAGGAAATATGAATTATACTTCATTACCAAATCTTGGTAGTGTGTTTTTTGACGATCCTGTTAATGTAACTAGTATAGAAGATTATGCATTTTATAATTTTTCACACATATCCCAAATAATTATTCCACCAAATGTAACTAATATCGGAAAAAATGCATTTGCCGGTTGTACTAGTTTAAATAGTATTAACATACCTTCATCTGTACAAACCTTGTACACCGATGCATTTTATAGATGTGCCAGTTTACACGCTATTTTATATGAAAAAAATACAAATATAACATCTATTGAAATACCTAGTGGATATACTAATATAACAAAAAATATTGGAAATATGAATGCTGATACATTACCAAATCTTGGTAGTGTTACTTTTGATAATACTTCTAAGGTAACTAGTATCGGTGATAATGCATTTTATAATTTTTCACAACTTTCCAAAATAATTATTCCATCAAGCGTTACAAGTATTGGAGACAATGCATTTGCGGGGTGTACTAGTTTAAATAGTATTAACATTCCTTCATCTGTACAAACCTTGTACACCAATGCATTTTCTGGATGTACCAATTTAACAAGTATTGTATATGAACAAAATCCAAAAATAACATCTATTGAAATACCTAGTGGATATACCAGTATAACACAAAATATGGGAAATATAAATCCTAGTGTCTTACCAAATCTTGGTAGTGTTATTTTTGACGATCCTGTTAATGTAACTAGTATTGGAGATAGTGCATTTAGTGGATTTTCACACTTATCCAAAATAACTATTCCTCCGAGCGTTACAAGTATTGGATACAATGCATTTGCCGGTTGTACCAGTTTGACAAGTATTATCATTATTTCATCTATACAAACATTATCACCAACTGCATTTACTGGATGCACCAAATTAACAACTATTATATATGAAAAAAACCCAAATATAACATCTATTGAAATACCATCTGGATATACCAATATAACAAAAAATATAGGAAATATGAATGCAGATACATTACCAAATATTGGTAGTGTTATTTTTGAAGATCCTGTTAATGTAACTAGTATAGGTGATAATGCATTTAAAGGATTTTCACAACTATCCCAAATAAATATTCCTCCGAGCGTTACAAGTATTGGAGACAATGCATTTGCCGGTTGCACTAGTTTGACAAGTATTAATATTCCTGCATCTGTACAAACATTATCACCAACTGCATTTAGTGGATGTACCAATTTAACAAGTATTGTATATGACCAAAATCCAAAAATAACATCTATAGAAATACCTAGTGGATATACCAGCATATATAGTAATATGGGAAATATACATCCTATTTTCTTACCAAATCTTGGTAGTGTGTTTTTTGACGATCCTGTTAATGTAACTAGTATAGGTGATAATGCATTTAGTAGATTTTCACAACTTTCCCAAATAACTATTCCATCAAGCGTTACAAGTATAGGACAAAATGCATTTGCCGGTTGTACTAGTTTGACAAGTATTAACATACCTTCATCTGTACAAACCTTTTACACCAATGCATTTTCTGGATGTACCAAATTAACAAGTATTATATATGAAAAAAACCCAAATATAACATCTATTAAAATACCATCTGGATATACCAGTATAACAAAAAATATTGGAAATATGAATGCTGATACATTACCAAATCTTGCTAGTGTTATTTTTGACGATCCTGTTAATGTAACTAGTATCGGAGATGGTGCATTTAGTGGATTTTCAAAACTTTCCCAAATAAATATTCCTTCATCAGTAAAAACTTTATCACCAAGTGCATTTTCTGGATGTACCAATTTAACACTAATTATGTATGACGGTAACAAGCCAAATATAACATCTATAGAAATACCTAGTGGATATACTAGCATAATACAAAATATAGGAAATATGCTCCCTTATATTTTACCAAATCTCGGTAGTGTGTTTTTTGACAATCCTGTTAATGTAACTAGTATCGGAGATGGTGCATTTAGTGGATTTTCACAATTTTCCCAAATAACTATTCCATCAAGCGTTACAAGTATAGGACAAAATGCATTTTATGAATGCACTAGTTTGACAAGTATTAACATTCCTTCATCCGTAAAAACATTATCACCATCTGCATTTACAAATTGTTTTAATTTAAGTAAAATAATATACGACCCTAATATTAATATTACATCAATTTTTATACCGATTTCGTACACCATTACAAAAGATATGTACAATATGTCAGCTAAATATTTACCAAATGTGGATACTGTTATTTTTATTGATACAACAATTACAAAATATATAGGTTCTGGTGCATTTTCTGGATTTTCTAAATTGTCTAATATTACAATTCCAAGTAGTGTGATAAATATTCAAGACAATGCTTTCAATGGTTGTTCGAGTTTAAATACTGTTTATATACCATATAGTGTAACTAATATAGGTGATAGTGCATTTACTGGATGTGGATCACTAAATATAATAAATATGGCTAGTTCAAATATTACAAGTATACAGGCTAACACATTTGCATATTGTACTACACTATCATATATTTCTATTCCATCAACTGTTAAAAATATAAATGATAATGCATTTGCATATTGTACTACACTAAGATCTATTGGTATTCCGCCAAATGTTACAAGTATAGGGAATAGCACATTTGTAGGATGCAGTAGTTTAATAAGTATTGTTATTCCGTCAAATGTTACAAGTATAGGCAATGGTGTTTTTTCAGGATGCAGTAGTTTAACAAGTATTGTTATTCCGCCAAATGTTACAAGTATAGGGAATCGCGCATTTGCAGGATGCAGTAATTTAACAAGTATTGTTATTCCGTCAAATGTTACAAGTATAGGGAATAGCGCATTTGCAGATTGTATCAATTTAACTAATATAGTATTTGATAGCAATATAATAAAAACAATACTCTATTCTACATTTTACAATTGTAGTAATTTATCTAGTATTACTATTCCATCATCTGTAACTTCTATAGATAATAATGTTTTTGATAATTGCATTAATTTAAGTAATATTATATATGATAGAACTTCCAAAAATATAAAAAATATTGTTATACCTCCAAATTGTATTTCTTACGATTTTTCTGGATTTAAAAACTGTATATCAATTGTATATAGTAATACATATATTGGTACTAATATTCCAGAAAATGCATTTAAAGATTGTATAAATCTAACATCTATTACAATACCTGATTCTATTACATCAATTTCAAAATCTGCTTTTTATGGATGTAATAATTTGAAAAATATAACTACCCCTAAAACTGTAAAGAATGTAGATACAAAAGCATTTTATATTACAAATAGTAAAATAGAACTTACTATATATTCGGCTAAAAGTGATTCCTCGCCGTATACATATTTTGCGAATGATTCGTTCAGAAATAATTCTATTTCTGCTATATATAAAATATTAGATGATGGCACTGTTTTAACTAGTGGTACACAAATATAAATACTAAAAATTTATTAATGTATATTTTTATAATACAGATTAAACAGATATACGTTATGTATTATTTTCATATAAACTTTGCGTATGGATTAAAAATCCATAGGCGCACTATGATGCCATTGGGCATCAGCCACTGTCTATAGACATTAAGTGGTTTTGTAATTTCAAAATGAAAACTACTATTACTACTACTTGAAAATAATGAATGTTTTTCATAGTTATAAAAATTAAATTATATTGTAAAATAATATAATGTAATATCAATTTGTAATATCAATTTGTAATAGCAATTTTACTATTTGAATATATATAGACATTATTACTACTAGCCAAAATATTAACAGAATATAAATCGGAATCGCATTCAATAAAACTTGTATTAGTATTATAAATGGCATATAGTAAGTCATTTCCTGTATTTACGACGCAAGGATTTTTATAATCTGGTAATGAAATATTTACAATTGAACTGATTTGTGCTGAAGCATATAATGTTGTCTCCTCTTGTGTCGCAATTATTGTTGCAGTTCCTGGTGACAATATTTCCATTACCCATATATTATTCTGATTTTTGTATACGTTTACAACAGTTGTATTATCAGATGAATAGCTAAAAACTCCTTCATTATTAGTGCTTGTTGGTGGTGTAATTTCTACTGGAGATTTACCATATATATATGAAAATGAACTATTCCATTCTAATACAGGGGTAATATGATCAATTGATGAAATAGTTACAATTGAACTGATTTGTGCTGAAGCATATAATGTTGTTTCCTCTTGTGTCGCAATTATTGTTGCAGTTCCTGGTGACAATATTTGCATTAACAATATATTATTCTGATTTTTGTATACGGTTACAACATTTGTATTATCAGATGAATAGCTAAAAACTCCTTCAGTATTACTACTTGTTGGTTGTGTAAGTTCTATCGGAGATCTATTATATGTATATGAAAATGAACTATCCCATACTAATATAGGGGAATATTTATTTAATACAGTTACAGTTGAACTGATTTGTGCTGAAACATATGATGATGTTTCCTCTTGTATCGCAATTATTCTTGCAGTTCCGGGTGACAATATTTCCATTACCCATATATTATTCTGATTTTTGTATACGTTTACAATATTTGTATTATCAGATAAATATCTAAAAACTCCTTCATTATTAGTGCTTATTGGTGGTGTAAGTTCTACCGGAGATTTACCATATATATATGAAAATGAACTATCCCATACTAATATAGGGTATTTTTTATTTGATATAGATAAAGTTACGGTTATAGTTGTTTCATTATAATTATTATCCGGGTATTGATAAATCACAACATTGCACGTACCGGAATTATTTATAGTTACATTATTATCTAGTATTGTAATTATAGGACTAGTACAACTATATTTAAATGCCCCTAAACTGTTTGACAAAGGCTTTAATATAAATGAGCCAGCACTAATAGAATAACTAGTTATAGGTAATGTGATTGTAGGGGTACTCTTCATAATTGTGAATAAAAATGTAATACTAGCGGAAACATAACTTTTACTTTTATCTTGAGTTACCGTTATTATTATTGGATTGGTACTTGCACTAAGTATAGTTGCTTCTCGTCCAATAATAGATATAATAGATGTATTATTACTTGTATATGTAAACTTATTTGTTTCATTATTAGAAGAATATGGAATTGGTAAAGTATATTTATTATTATTTGTTCCATATTCTATTACAATATCATCAATTTGAGTTAAAACTGGAATTAAAGGTGGAATTGTAGTTAATGTACAAGATATTGATGCACTACCATAAACCCCATAACTTGATTGAGTAGCTGTTATATTACAACTTCCATCGGAAAGTAAATATATTTTAACCGAATTATTACTGTTTACACCAATGACAATTGCCACATCTGTATTATCAATTTCATATGAAAACCTACCATTACTAGTAGAATATGGGGGATTAATAGTAATTACTGTATTAATATTACTTGATGAAACCATCACATTATCAAAGTTATTTAATATTGGGTTGATTGTTTCTTTGAAAACTATAAGATTTAAATCCGTTATTGAAAACCCCATTATATATTATATAATTATATAATTATATAATGTTGTAGATATTAAAAATCGTTATATGCACCACAACGAATACGCTAACTCTCTCTACTATATAGAGAACGTAGAGTACTATTAGACATTAACCTACTAATTGATATTCTAAAACGTAAACCATTTTTACTAAACAATGTATTTTTATAAAACCATCTAAAAAATTGATTATAATGACAATGTATTTAAGTAAAGCATATATCAAGATCCCTTATTAATGAAAATGAACCAATCAACCATAATGTGCGATTCTAATACTTCTATTCGTTCTACTGGTAAAATTGTGTCTATCCGCAAACCTTCTAAAAAATCGCAAAAATATGGTTCCGCTCCTACCGAACCAATGCCAGAAAAAATGGTTATAGAAACTCCTGAGGCCGGGGCGGCCAGCATAGAGGAAGTAATTGATCGGGCTATGACTATAGCAAAAGAAACCATAGAAGGGGTTTCAATGCAAGAAAAAAACGTATTAGAACATTTGGGGACCTATACGGAAGAACCATATGACATCATAGAATCTTATTTTGAAGGACAGCATTTAGAACGACTCGTTCGTCATCAAATTGAGTCATACAATCACTTTACAAATTACCAAATGCAACGGACTATTCAAATGTTCAATCCGGTTATCATTCGTTCTGAAAATGACTTTGTTGCTGAAAAAAATCAATATTTCTTAGAAGTGCAAGTAGCATTTGAAAACTTTAAACTATATCCTCCACAAATCCACGAAAACAATGGCGCAACCAAAATAATGCTTCCCCAAGAAGCCAAACTCCGCAACTTCACATATGCATCAACAATGACTGTGGATGTGAAAATCAGCTATATTGTGCGAAATACTGAGGCGATGGATACGCCTAAAGTAATCACAAAAACATTGCAGAAAATAAATATTGGAAAAATGCCTATTATGTTAAAATCGGCCATTTGTGTTCTAACGCAAAATAGTCATATCCATTCTCAGTTTACTGGCGAGTGTGCAATGGATTGTGGCGGATATTTCATTATCAAGGGGTCTGAAAAAACGGTTCTTGGCCAAGAACGCGCGGCGGAAAATCGCGTATATTGTTTTGATGGTAAGAACACTACCAAGTGGGATTGGATAGCCGAAATCAAATCCATCCCCGATTTCAAATGCATTTCGCCTAAACAAATTGAAATGATGGTTTCTTCCAAAAATTGCGGATTTGGAAAAGGCATCTATGTAAATATCCCGCGTATCAAACAACCGATTGAATTATTTGTAGTATTCCGCGCTCTTGGCATTATAAGCGATCGCGCAATTTGTGAAAAAATAATATTGGATATTGGCGATGATTCCAATACAGATATATTGAATGCATTGCAAGGGTCTATTGTAGAAGCAAACAAATATCTTACACAAGAAGACGCCATCAAACATATAACGGCCCACGTTGCATATACCCCAATGAATATGGACAGAGAAACTGGTCAAGCTAAAAAGCGCGAGTTTGCAAACGAAGTTCTCGGCAACGATTTGTTCCCACATTGCAAAACCCCGGAGCAGAAAATATATATGCTCGGATATATGGCTAAAAAACTGATCCAAACCTCATTAGGATGGCTTCCGCCAGATGATCGTGATAGCTATATCAATAAACGCATTGATTTGACAGGAACTCTCCTAAATAATCTATTCCGCAACTATTTCAATAAATTGGTCAAAGAAATGCAAAAACAAGTAGTGCGCGAAATAAATGTGGGGTCGTGGCGTTCTACTGAAGACTATGAAAACATCATCAATATGACAAATATATACAAAATTATGAAGTCTACAACCATTGAAAATGGTATTACACGCGCACTTTCCACCGGCGACTTCAGTATTAAACAAGCCAATAGCAGCAAAGTCGGTGTTGCCCAAGTTCTCAACCGTCTAACATATGCATCTACCCTCAGTCATTCGCGCCGGGTGAATACCCCTCTTGAGAAAAGCGGTGAATTGATTGCCCCACGTAAATTGCACAATACCACGTGGGGATTCTTGTGTCCAGCAGAAACTCCAGAAGGTCAATCTATTGGCGTTGTCAAAAACATCAGTTATATGGCACATATTACTATTCCGACCAACAGTTCATCGCTATATGAATATGTGGATCCATTTATTTTGAAAGTAGAAACGGTCGCTAATAGTGCCGACCTTCACGGAAAAGTCAAAGTATTTGTAAATGGAACTTGGGTGGGTGTTACAACTGACCCATTTGAGCTATACAATGAAATGAAATCCAAAAAGCACAAAGGCATCATCAATATTTACACGTCTATTATATTTGATTACAAAATGCTAGAAATACGCATTTGCAATGACGGCGGGCGTCTTACCCGCCCACTATTACGAGTAAAAGACAACAAGGCTCTCATTACCAAGGATATTATATCACGACTTTCCAACAAAGAAATAACGTGGAATGATTTGCTAACTAGTTGTCGGCTGGATGAATCCGTTATAGAATATATTGATCCGGAAGAACAAAACTTTTCAATGATTGCGATGAAAACCAAAGAAGGATATTTAGTAGATCACGCAAAATATAATTTTACACATTGCGAAATCCATCCCAGCACGATTTTCGGTGTTTTAGCGTCGTGTATTCCATTCCCCGAGCATAACCAAGCTCCTAGAAATACTTACCAATGCGCGATGGGTAAGCAGGCAATCGGTGTATATTCGTTAAACTATGACCAGCGTATGGACAAGACTGCCTACGTCCTCACCTATCCATCGCGACCCCTGGTAGATACCCGTCTGATGAACTTTATTCACCTAAATCAAATCCCATCCGGGTGCCAAATCCACGTGGCGATTATGACCCATACTGGATATAACCAAGAAGATAGTGTGTTAGTAAACAAGGGGTCTATTGACCGCGGGCTATTTGCTGCAACCATTTATCACACCGAAAAAGACGAAGACAAAAACATTATCCGCGACGAAATCATCCGTTGCAAACCAGACAAAACCAAGACTAAGGGAATCAAGTTCGGCAACTACGACAAAGTCAACCAGCAAGGATTCATCCCGGAAAATACATTGGTGGAAAATCGCGATGTCATTATTGCTAAAATTATTCCCATCAAGGAAAATCGCAATGACCCCACGAAAACCATCAAATACGAAGACCAGAGCAAAACCTTCCGCACAACAGAAGAAACATACATTGACAAAAACTATACAGGCCGCAATGGCGATGGATATAACTTTGCTAAAGTCCGAGTACGTGTATTTAGGAAACCCGGCTACGGAGATAAGTTTAGCTCTAGACACGGACAGAAAGGTACTTGCGGCAATATCATTCCAGAATGCGATATGCCATTTACAAAAGAAGGGTTGAAACCAGATATTATTATCAATCCTCACGCAATTCCATCACGTATGACTATAGCTCAATTGAAAGAAACACTCTTAGGCAAAGTATTGCTAGAACTCGGTATGTTTGGCGATGGTACTAGTTTCGGCAATTTAGACATAAAAACCATCATTGGTGAATTGCAAAAATTGGGATATGAGAGCCACGGCAATGAAGTTATGTATAACGGACTCACTGGCGAACAATTGGAAACCAGTATATTTATCGGTCCAGTGTTCTATCAGCGATTGAAACATATGGTGGCCGACAAGCAACATAGTCGTGCTATAGGTCCAATGGTCAATTTGACCCGGCAACCGGCGGAAGGTCGTAGTCGCGATGGTGGTTTCCGTATTGGTGAAATGGAACGTGATGTTATGATTGCGCACGGTATGTCCAAGTTCTGTCGCGAAAGGTTATACGATGTCTCTGATAAATACAGTGCCTACGTATGCCGTAAATGCGGTATGTTGGCAGCATACAATGACGGGTCTCAGAAAACCGCCATCCCGGGGCGCGAAACCGGGTCGGAGTTTAGCGTCCATTTGTGTAATACTTGTCACAATATGACTGACTTTGCGCGTGTGGAAATCCCCTATGCCTACAAACTAATGTCACAAGAATTGCAGACAATCAATGTGGTTCCTAGATTGATTACTGAGTGAAAATATCATAAGAAATTATTTATTATCTTACAATAATGTATATGTTTACAAATATAGCCAATTATAATAATACAACTGACTATTTACCATTATTGAATGGTGTGTTAATTACGGACTTGTTTGTTATTTTATGTTTGAATACAAAACTTATCAAATCGGTAGTATTAAGAAAATGGTATGACCAATATAATTTATCGGCAGTTATAGCTGATGTATTGATAATATTGATTGGATTGATTATTGCAAGGGCAATTTATTATTATGTTTTTGATACATTTTCAATAATAAAGTTTGTATTTTTAGCAGTTCTCGTTCAAGTTATACACGATATATTATTTTACATTTTTTTTACAAATGTACCAAGAGGTATAAATAAAATGTTAGATACATTTAAGGATTATGCTAATGAAGCAAGCTACAAAGCAATTTTAGCGGATAGCGGGATGATGATTATGGCATCCTTACTGACTTCGTATCTTGCCGGTAAAAGCGTGAATACTAATATTATTGTCTTGATTGCATTTGTGTATATATTGCCATATTTGTTATACAATTGAAAATCTACTTGTAGAAATCAATGTATACTAAACCGTTCACCATTTTGCGTAAATACTTCTCCTTAGTTTTTATTCTGTTATAACAATAATATAATAAAATAATGGAAACGTCTAAAGTGGATGAAAGATCCGAAATCAATGATTTGCGACAACCATCAATGTTTAAAGGAACTACTTTTTCAAAATACAAAAAAACCGATGTAAAAACCCAATTAGAACAAAGTCTCGCGAAAGGTAAAATAGAACCGGCTTGTTATTGGTGTGCCGAACTTATATGTTCCGCCCATTATGGTGATATATGGGAAATATTATTGAATTATATAGGAAAACATATACATTTAGGAAATCCCAAACTCGTCATTTATTTGGAAATGCGATATGAAATGTTTCGCAATATTATGTCTAAAGGGCTATACATCAATGAACTGCAACTCCGTAACAACAAACAAATGCGCCAACTTTTTGCTGAAATAATATGCACAGTTGCCCTTTCAAATAAAAAACACAGTTTTGAACCCATTCGCATCAATCGTATTGAAGAGTTTGATATGACACAAATGACAGAAAGATTGAAAGCCCCTTCGGCAAAATATGTTGAAGAAGTTTTGCTAAAGGAAGATCCGAAAGAATTGCTTATTCCCGTGAATGAGTTCTCGTATAATATTTCTAAAGACCGTAGAAATATGACAAATGCTTGTTATTGGATAGAATGGATGATAGAGTTTGACAATATTTGCAAAAAACGAAAAGCACCTATTTTTGCCGAAACCCGACCAATACAAGTAGAACACAAATACCAAAAAGATATCATATGGATATTGTGGGATGCTATAGAAAATCGCGTGGATGAATTGAAAAACGAGTTTATAGGAAAAATTGCTAAAGCTTTGAAAACGCTTTTTTGTATCAAATATACTACTGCTGCTTGTAAAAAACGCCGATATTTGCTATACTATGCTGTTGCCCTAGTGACTGAACCCGTGCCTTTTGGAATAGAATTGGTTTCTAATAAAGCGGTTGTGCAAAGTGTTATAGAGAAAATTGACGAAGTTTACAAACAAATTAAAAAAAACGAGGAAAATCCCAATATGGATTACTTATATTCCAATATGGACAAACAAAAAAATGCCGAAAAAACATTTAAGAAACTGGAAATGATTGAGAACTTGACTTCGGTTGCTCCGAGAACAACCCCGTAACATTTTCTAAGATTATCTATGAATAATGTATATAACATTAATAATATTTATGAACATAAATAATACAACGTCTGTTATTGGAGAAGGAGCATACGGATGTATTCATAAACCCAGTTTAACTTGCAAAGAAGCCAAAGTCAAAAGTTATAAAAACAAGGTTTCTAAAGTATTGGAACGTAAAAATGCAAAACTAGAATTGGAAGAATACAAATCCGTTGATAGTGCAGACAAATACCAAGAATATTATTTAGGAAAACCCATAGAATGTATTGTTGATAACACACCTAGCAATATATCTGCCATAGAAAAATGCAAACACGGTGCCGAATTATTAAAACACCTAAATGATCTTTCATTGTTAGTAATGGAAGACGGAGGAGTAAATCTAAAAGATTATGCAGATCTTATGAAACAATGGCCGGCCACTTTAGAGAACGTGGAAAAAGCCGAACAATTCATAATAGGGTTCCATCGTATATTTCACGGAATAAGTGTTTTTCTTGAAAAAGGTATTTTGCATTTCGATATGAAACCGCAAAATATTGTGTATGTTGCAGAAACTCAAAGAATGAATATAATTGATTTTGGACTTACCGTTTCTTTAAAAGACAAACTTGCAGAAATAGAAAGTAGCACAAATAATATGGATAGATACCATTGGTCATATCCATACGAGTTTTATTTCCTAAACAAAGACAAATATCAACAATTTGCTACACTTTCAGATGAAAAAAAATCCACTTATTACCAATCTGTTTTACAAGATATTGAAATTAATCCAGAGTCAGACACATCAAAAGCAATCAAATCATTTTATTCTTTTGTAATAGATGCAAATACTGAGTCTCAAGAGTTTAAAGATCATATGGCAGGATTTTATCAAACATTGATTGCAGAATTGACAATGACCAACTACAAAAACTTTATAACCAAATCATTAAGTTCAGTAGATGTATATGGTTTAGGAATCACATTATTATACGTATTGAAAAACATACAACATTTGCTAAATGAAAAAATGCACGGCGATTTACATAAATTGGGTAATAGTATGATTGATGCACAGTTATCTAAGCGTATTACAACAAATGCTACATTGGCTGAATACGAAACTATTTTAACTGAAAATGGACTTATGGCTAAATACAATCTATCTTTCGCAAATCACAAAATTGTAGAAGGTGCGATTATGCCTAAACATATTGAACAAAGTATTGATTCTATCAAAATAGACGATATTCTCCTAAATGACAATACTTTAGCGAAAAACGCCGTTTCAGTTGATATATCAAAAAAGGCGCCTTTAGCAAAAAATGCTAAACTTCTCAAAAAAGGTAAAAAAACTGTTAAAAAACGTCAAATCCGTACTAAAAAAACACCAGCAAAAACTAAAAAACAAAATGTCGGATCTTCTATGTATACTATCCGAACATTAGAGTAATTTTGTACAAGATTGAGAAGATATCATGAACACACCACCGAAATCAGTTTGTATGATGTCTATTAGTAGATGTTAAATGAAATACTATACACCATTGTGTAGAAGGATATTTTTCTCTCACAATCTGTTCTATTTCATAAATCATTTGTCTAGTATGACTGTATATAATTTCATCATCTTGATATGGAGATAATGTAAACAAATCACCCATCATATAGCGAAAAGGCGTTGGTAAGGAAACGCGTTTCCAACCCATTATAGCATTAAACGTGGATCCTTTGTACATTCAAATATACAACATTGTAAAATAATAAAAATACTAACATCCATAATCTTCAAAACAATCTGTATTATCGCTATACGATGGTCTCTGAACACCCATTCGCTGTGTAAAGCAATACCATTGACCCCCGGGTTGGAAGCGTTTCCACGCTTGATCGCACGCATAGTTCCAATGTTCTCGTGTGCTAGCCATTAATGGAGATGACCATTCGTATAAATCTATAAGACGGTCATACATTGAATGGTGCACTAAATACCCTGACATTGTTTGGGCTTCATAAACACGTGTTAGCCACGGCAATTCAGATATTACTTCTCCCTTGATTAAGTTATATCCCAACATACAAACATCAAATCCTTTTGTTTTTAGTTCTCCCCGGGGTTCTCGGTCTCCTCCACTTTCACTTTCGTTTACATAATTATTTTCAACTTGATTAGATAAATCAAACAATTTAGATAACCCATCTTCAAACTCGGCTTTAGAAACTTTGAATTGAAAATCGTCTTCAAATATGAGAACATTTCTGTAACCACGTTCTCTGGCGAGTTTCAATACACCTAAATGCGAATAACTACAACCTATGCTACCGCACCCGGGGGTGTCTATAGCTTCAAACCGTTCGTATTTTAGGTCAAACCGATTGAGTTCTTGCTCTATTTCAGCCCTACGATCTGGTCGGTGATATAAGTTGATATAAAAAATATGGTCTATATTATGGGACATTATACGTATATATATACGTGTATTTTTAAGCATTTTTTATTATTTATACAATATTATTTATACAAAACTAAAATACATATAAACATATACACCGAATCTACAACCTATATATATAATGATGAAAATAGTTAGACCGTTATGTAGATTATCCACTTTATGCGATAGTTTTACACCATTTCGCACCGAATATGCGCAATCAGCGGCATATTCATCTCTCATACCTTCACTCAAAAGTGGCGGGTTGAATGAGAAAATGTGCAATACAACGAGGCAACCGAATCGTCAATACTCTATACACCCATTCAATTACACCGACCCCTTTTTATTAGAACACCAATTAACTAGCGATGAAAAAATGATACAAACTACGGCCCACGACTTTGCGCAAAATGCATTATTGCCACGGGTGAAGACTGGCTTCCGCAATGAAACATTTGACAAAAACATTATGAAAGAAATGGGTGCTGTGGGATTATTGGGACCGACATTGACCGACTATGGTTGTTCCGGAGTTAATTACGTATCTTACGGCCTGATTATGCGCGAAATAGAACGCGTTGATAGTGGATATAGAAGTGCAGCCAGTGTCCAGTCATCCCTTGTAATGTTGCCAATTTACCAGTTTGGTTCAAAAACACAAAAAGAACGGTTTTTGCCGGATTTAGCAAAAGGCAATTTAGTCGGATGTTTTGGTCTGACTGAACCAAATCACGGTAGTGACCCATCTAATATGAGCACCACAGCAGTCCGGTCAGGCGACCACTATATATTAAACGGTAGTAAAAATTGGATAACAAACTCGCCTATTGCCGACGTCTTTATTGTTTGGGCCAAGGTTGTGGGAGGAGTCGGAGATAACGTAGACTCCAACCCAGATTCCGGATTACGTAGTAAGCAAGAATCTCAGCAAAACGACATACGCGGGTTTATTTTAGAAAAACATATGGATGGCTTGTCTGCCCCAAAAATAGATGGTAAGTTCTCTTTAAGGTCTTCCATAACCGGTATGATTTTTATGGACAATGTAAAAGTCCCAGTGGAAAATATGTTGCCCCTAGTAAAAGGGTTAAAAGGTCCATTTACGTGTTTGAACAATGCCAGATATGGTATTGCGTGGGGCGCATTAGGCGCAGCCGAAGATTGCTATCATAGAGCAAGAACGTATTGTTTAGAGCGAATACAATTTAACCGACCATTAGCAGCAAACCAGCTAATACAAATGAAACTGGCAAATATGATTACAGATATATCACTCGGACTACAAGCAAATATTCGCACCGGTAGATTATTAGATAATAATATACTTATACCAGAAACAATTTCTATTATAAAACGCAATAATTGCGAAAAAGCATTACATATTGCGAGAACGGCTAGAGATATGCTAGGGGGAAATGGTATATCCGATGATTACCATATAATCAGACATATGATGAACTTGGAAGCAGTAAATACATACGAAGGAACGAGTGATATACACGGACTAATCATTGGTAGAGGTATTACTGGACATAGCGCATTTTAGTGTATTGTGAAGATATCCATAAGCGTGTTTGTAGTATAATTAGAGAACCTATTTAAACATAAAATATTATACAATATATCAACCATAATTGTATAATATGAGAACCTTATCTATCTTTAGACGATTATTTTTTACCGAAGAGAAAAAAGTATTAGGTAGATGGAGTATTGAACATTGCGATAAAAAACTGAATAGTAAAATAGATTTATCGAATGAAGACCATTGTGGGCCGTGTGGGCAATATGCACTGAACAAAATGTGCGATACCAGTATTTCTAATAATAACAATACGGCTATCACTAAAGTAGGACCAAAATCTATTGTTGCTAAATATTATAGAAATGCTCCATTGACGTAATTGGGCGCCCGGTAGCAATTTCCATAAAGAAATGCACGTTCTCCCATATCTTTATAATTATGATGGGTATGGCCATATATCCAACCCATCATATGTGGATGCTCAAACAAATATTCTAAATCCGTAGCGAAACAACAATTCAATTTATCTCCTAAATAATCGTCGGAAATACATTTCATACTGGGTGCGTGATGTGTTATAATGATACAGACCTCATATTTATCCAAAGTCGTTGTTATAAAACTCAGATTGTTTTTGAATAAATAATTGGAAACTAGTGGGGAGAACCCGTTTATTGTTCGAAAATCATTCATATAATATAATTGTGCCGGGCCCATTTCATCGCCAATTTGGGACCAGAGTGTTGTTCCTATAAATGCAATACCTTCGTATTCGAATACATTATTGTTTAGAAAATGGACATTGGAGAACTTGTGCAATACTTCATATATTTGGTGGTTTGTTTGTGAAATAGAATGTTTATGTTTGTAATATTCGTGATTACCTGCAACATATAATACACATTCGAATCTTTCTGAGCAATATTGCATAAATTGTTCATATATTTCTGTAAATGGATTACCGATATCTCCGGCTAAAACGAGTATTTGTGCACGTGGCTCTACTATTTTGGAGAACTCGGAAGGAGATATATCGCCGTAATCTAAATGAATATCCGAGCATACTTGTAATAGAGAACCTATGGGTAGTTTTGACATATATATTTTTTTTGGGGGGTATAATAGTATATACTAATAGATTTATATACTATTCAATTTTACATATTATTTATTACGTCATTTATGCTATGCATAATACTATTATAAGCTACTATTACTTCCATTTTTTCATTTGCAGTCATTCTACGTATAGTTTCAATTTGTTCGTTGTTTAGTATGCGCATATTACGAATATCGTGCAATATCCTATTTGTTTTGGGAGGACCACTGAAATTTCTGTCATCATTGTACTTGCTTTCCCCATTAGACTTACTTTCAGACATATTTATAATAGATGTATAATATTATAAATACAATGTTTTATATGCTTATTTAAAAAAAGGAACCAAATGCCCCACCAATTAGGCCATTAGCGGCCACCGGGCCCGAAGGCATTTGGTATTCTTGCACAGGCGGTGCACCGCGCATCATTGTGTCATAACTTCCACCTACACTGCTGGTGGAAACCGGGGCCGGGGGGAATAATCCCTGTTGCATTTGACTATTGTCTAAATGGTCGGCTTGAGAAGGCGAATGTTGTGCCATAGATTGTTTTACACGAACCCCGCGTTTGGCATCACCCTTCGCGTCTTCAGGGCCATTCCACATTTCACTTACGCGATCCACCAAAATATTTACCTTGAGTCCCAATTTAGTTTGAATACTTAATACCAAAATCAAGAAAGCCAATATGACATTGGTCAATACCAAATTATCGTATTTAAATCCACTGTAAGTAGGAATATAAGTTATCATACGATGAATAATAATTATGCCACAAAACATCACCACCAACTGGAAAAAGATTTCGGCTAAAACTTCCAGACTAGATTTATCCGGATCAGCATCTGGAATAAATCGGGAAATCAATTTATTTAGAGCAACCACTGGAATAACGCCTAAAGTAGAATATTGCACTACATTTAGCAATTCTGCTTTTCCTTCCTCCGTAGTGGAAAATACGTGGCTGAAAAAGGTTTTCTGAGATGAATCTTTTGTTTCTTGTAATATTTCCATATTGTCCTATATAGCATTCTTTAGAAAATAGTTAGAGATAACGAAATATATAAGAATATAATTATGGCATCTTTTGCAAACTCCGAAGAGAACCAGTATTTGCAACTTATTCAAACTATTTTAGACAGAGGGTCTGATGAAATGACACGCAATGGCAAAGTCCGGTCAATTTTCGGATATTTTATGAGGTTCTCCTTATCAGATGGTATATTACCTTTAATCACAACGAAACAAACCGCTTGGAAGGCTTGTTTCAAAGAATTGATGTGGTTTATATCCGGTTGCACAGATAATCAAAAACTTATTGACCAAAATGTACATATATGGGATGCCAATGCAAGTCGTGAGTTTTTGGATAGTCGGGGTATCGCATATTTAGCAGAAAATGATTTAGGACCTGTTTACGGCCATCAATGGCGACATTTTAATGCCCCCTACGAAACTTGCCATACAGATTATTTAGGAAAAGGGGTAGACCAATTGGCATATATCATTAAGGCCCTGAAAGACCCCGAACAACGGTCTTCCAGAAGACTTGTGATGAGTGCGTGGAACCCCTGTCAATTGGATGAAATGGCCCTCCCACCCTGTCATATTTTAGCACAATTTAATGTACGAGAAGGCAAATATTTGTCGTGTTCTCTATATCAACGAAGTGGGGATGTAGGTTTAGGCGTTCCATTTAATATTGCATCGTATTCTTTTTTGACACATATTTTAGCAAAACATTGTGATTTAATAGCCGAAGATTTCGTATATTGTTTAGGAAATGCACATATTTATAATGACCACATTGAAGCATTGCAAACACAATTAAAACGAGAACCTTACGAGTTTCCGAAAATAGCTATAAATGGCACAAAGGAAAACATTGAAGATTATACAATCGATGATATAACGTGGATATCTCCATACAAACATCATCCGATGATTAAAATGAAAATGATTGCGTAAGTGCATATAACGCCGAAAGCTAAGCTGAAGTATTTAGAGAAAATGTACAACATAGGGTTAAATAGTTCAATATAAACCAACAATAAAATATTTTGCGTTATAACTATTTAGACAAAACGTTTTATAATACTATACGAATCATAATGAGCGCATCTTTAGCCGCCGCCAGAAAACGCAGAGGAGTAACTATACAAGAAACTCCTACTGTTATGCAATCCCAGCAATCACCTGCGCAACCAGTTGGTCTTACATTACCCCAAGTTATTGCATTAGTTGATAAACGTTTGATTACTTTAGAAACATTTATGAAAGAACAAAAGGAGAACCCAATTCCCCCGCAAGTTCAACAATCATCCGGTGTTCAGTCTCTAAATAACGATATTCTTAAAACCGAAATTGAAAATATGGCCGACGAGTTTAATAATCGGTATGAGTTATTGGCTTCTGAAATACAAAGTATTAAAGATATTGTTATCAAGTTACAATCATATACTATGGAAGTAAACAAAACTCTTATGGAAGAAAGGGTTCGTATATTGTCCGACGTGGAGAACCCAACTAACCTTATCATTGATGAAGAGGAATTGGAAGAAGACGCATAAAATCCACGGATCAAAAATATACATTATGTTTTTATAGTATTTTATACAAACATAGCAACCAGAGTTTCGTTATTTAGCATATACTATTTTTATGGTATAGATATATAAAAACGATTGTATTATTTAACTATATGATGTCCGGGAACCCCCATACAGAAACGAATGATTTACTTGCACGTATCAATAACTTGAGGAATGAATACGAAAATGAAAATAAAAAGGGATTTTTCCCATCTAAGCAATACAAGTTTGATTGTGCAAATAATGTATTAAAAACCATAGATTTAGACACATTGCTCAATTCCACATTGACTGTATTACCGAATAGCTATCATTTGTTTTTTGATTATACTGTATTCAAAACATTTGCTACGCCGGAATTGTATGATACTATTATGAAATATGCAATTTCTAAAATAATGAATTGTATAAATATGTATGGCACATATGAAATGCACGTCAATTTAAATACTTTTTCAGTTTCGGCCTTTCATAGATACAGACCTATTATAGAATTGTATTCACACGAATGTAATACAAATTACCAGATATTTCACGAAAAATTAAAAACGATGCATATTTATAATGTCCCCTCTACGGTTGAAACGATTTCCCAATTAATAGGCCCATTATTGCCACCGATTGTAAGACAAAAAGTAGTGAAATATGATAAATCTGCTTCGGAAAAACCATTGCAAACCATAACAGAAATAATGCAAACGATGAATACTATACAACCATTGACATTTTCAACATCCGAAACTCTATAAATACATTGTAGAAAACCTAATAAAAAATACGTGAAATATTCATCTATACGAACAAATGAATATTTGTATAACACAAATCCAAAAGGCCGATATTTTTACTGGACTCTTTCAGCACATCAAAGCATTTACTGAACAAGTCAATGTTATGTTTGAAAAGGGCCGAATGTATATTCAAACAATGGACGGTTCTCACGTTTCTATTATTGAAATGGATTTACCTGCAACGTGGTTTGATACATATGAACATAAATCGGCTAGTACTATAACGTTAGGTATCAATTCTACTGTGTTATACAAGGTATTGAATGCCCGGGAAAAGACACAAACCATTCATATTGAATATACCGATGTCAATTCAGATAAATTGTTGGTGCATTTTACTAGTGAAAATAAGGCAGAGTTTGATAAACATTTTGAATTGCCCCTTATTGACTTGGAAAACGAACTGATGGGTATTCCGCAAATAGAACATCAGGCTGAATTTACGATTTCGTCGCCCCATTTTTCCAGCATAATCAATCAGTTGCAAATGTTTGGTGATACAATGGATATAGAATGTAATGAAGACCGTATTATGTTAAGTTCTCACAGCCAAGACCACGGTAAAATGTTTGTAGAAATCAAAATAGATGATTTGACTACGTTTATTATTGACGAAGGCGGCAGTTTGAACTTGTCGTTCAGTTTGCAATACTTGCACAATATTTGTTTGTATAACAAATTAGCACGGGAAATTGAAATCAAGATTTCGGAAGCCTATCCTATTCAAATTATTTATGATTTAGGTGGAGAAACGGACCGGACCGCCAAAATAAAGTTTTATTTAGCACCCAAAATAAAGGATGATGAATAAAAATTGCAAGTATGTGTATATTATTATATAGAGCTAATATATAATATGGCAGGTCGTAATTCTGAAATAAAATATACTAGAACTACTGATGATGCGTTAGATAATTATAAAGTAGTTTTGGGTGAAATACAATCATTAGATCGTACTTTAGAGAGTGAAAGACTGTATCAAAATTATGATCTTATTGCATTTGAAGGATCACTTGAACAAAGAATGCTTGATATATTTGAAGCTATAGTAGAAGAGTATAATAGAGATGCGACTCAACGTAATTACCCCAATATTTTTCATTATTTAGCACAAGGTATTATTCATACAGATAGACTTGGTCCACTCAGACATATTAGAGGTTTGGGTGAAATATTTGGAATAGAAAACATTAAGCACAAAAAACAAATTGAGGCTATAAATAGTTATTTATGCGAGGAAACAAAAAATGTTTATTCTGTCTTGACAGTTTATTTGCGAAAAAACATAACGATTCAAACTATGTTACATCAAAAATTCAAATTTGACGGAACCACCGATCTTAGTCCTATAGGAATAGTCAAGTTGCTAGAAAAAGAAGATTCTAATGAACACTGTTTTATATACAATATTATAATTCATGAAGCAATACCTACTATTTTACAACCACCGATGGCAGATGTATTTAGTATAGATGACGCTACTATGAATGAGAATGTACCGGATCAGAAATTACCTCAAGCTGTTCTTATAGGAGGTAAATCGCGACGTTCCAGAAAACAGAAAAAACGAGCTAGTAAGTCAAAAAAATCTAAGAAATCGCGTAAAACTGTGCGCAAATAAAGTTTTATTTAGCAACGAAAATACAAAATAATATATAAGAATATTATATATTATATAAATATGCCTGGTAATGGTTTTAGTAATGGTTTTAGTAATGTTTTTAGTAATGTTTTTGGTGAACAAAATAGAAATAAAAGTGCTCCCAGTGGCGCCCTCAAAATCAATAGACAAACGTATTTAGCCCCATACCATGAGGACTTTGATACTGATGAATACTTTGATAAGTGGAGAACTTATAGTGATGAGAAAGAATACTATAAAGAGATACGTATTCAAATATACTATTTGATGTTTATTTTAACTAATGATGATAATGCAATACCAAAAGACATCATTGAAAGGTTGGGACGTGTGATTGAATACGCATATGATTATCATGATAAAAATACTGACCAATATGATAATACACCCCTTGAAGATAAACTAATTAAAGCGTTTGAACATATAATAGAATCATATGAAAATAGAAGTAATACTTTACCTAATATTTTTCATTTGTTAGCACAAGGAAAATTTGTTACAAACAGAACTGGCCCATCGAGGCTTATTAGATATATAGGAACATTAGGGAGAGATAATGTTAAATATGAATATGAAATTGGTACTATAAATAAAGAGTTATGTGAGATAACAAACAACACAGAATCTAGGTTGAGAAATTTTTTACGTGAAAATAAGGCAATTCAAAAAATGTTAACACATAACACTTTATTTGCTACAAATAATGTATTACAATCAAGTAGTGGTAAAGCGTATACTCCTGCATACATTGCAGACATGAATAAAAATACTGATGGAGCATGTTTTATAGACAATATTGTAGTACCTGTTGAAGAAGAAGCTACTATTTTACCACCACAGATGGCAACTGTAGTTAGTACGGATGAGCATGTTCCAATTTTTTCAGGAGGTAAATCGCGACGTTCTAGAAAACAGAAAAAACGAGCTAGTAAGTCAAAAAAATCTAAGAAATCACGCAAAACTGCACGCAAACAATAATCATAAATTGTAAAATATGATTACTATATTTTACAATCTAGAGTCCAAAAATCTAGAGCCAAGTGGGACAATATGCTTTAGCAAATTCCGTTGTCATAATTGCATATATATCTGCCAGTTTTTTCGGGAACTTGGAAATAACGTGTTCTACTAAGACAGTATTTGATTCGGTTTGTCTATTTAATTCAAATGTGGATTCCAATGTTTTCTTAATAATTGCCGGTTTGTTTAGACCGGTTGGCGCAATATTATCTATTAATATTTTCCAAAACTTCAATAAATCGACATAAGCATCCCGTGGATTGGTTACGGGAATAGGCATACCCGAGTAATATTTGTATGACATATAAAGGGCGTGGGATTGGCAAAATTGGTGAGAACCTTTTTTCTGCATATTTTTTTCATACGCATTATACACAGTATAATCAGTCGACTTCAAATTCTTGGGATTTTTAGCTTTTGACCCAGGGTTTTGCACAATAAATAACCAATGTACTTCGGTTAAATCTTCACCCTTTTTAGGTCGCGCACGAGGTACCATAGCATTGTCAAACTTTTGTTCCAATGTAACATTTTCCACGTGTAAATTGACTAGTTCTGTTGCCAATTCAGGAGAACCCGGGACCACAATTTTCTTTAATAATTCCACAAAAAGGGGCATATTTTGACCAATCATATCCATAAAAAAACTTCCGGCAATATCCACATTTAGTGTATCAATATCGTCTTGTGTAAATGCGTCTTTAGATTTTGATGTTGATTTTCTCGGCATGGTATATATTATTGGTATAGATATAAAAATATATTTATATCTATAAATAAAAAGATATGGCTAGACGTCCTAATCGATATGATATGGTATTTGTAGCTGAATACGCATTAAAAATGATAAACGTAATACCAAATACAGCCCAAGAAATAAAGTTAGCAGGAGATGTGTTATACGCATATTATGTATCACACGGTGAAATCGCCGACGATGCATTTCCTATTCTAAGTTATACTGCATATAGTGATTTCTATGAAACTATTGCAAGTTCAATAAATCTACCCGATAATGAAATACCCAGTGAGACTAGAGTATATAAAAACGATTGTATTGCATTCAATCAGTTTTTTGATAATTTTTGGTATGCAAACCAGAGGATGAATGTTTTTGGCGCAATAACGGTTGATTTATCCAGATTCAAAGAATTGGAATGTTTTTCTATTTACCAAATATATTGTAAAACAATAATACATATACCACAAACACTGAAGTTTTTGCATTGTAGATCGTGCAATTTATCAAAACTGAACAAGATGCCGAAAATATTGGAAATACTCAATTGCAGTGGGAATAAATTGCGTTCCCTACCTCAACTCTATCATACCTCACTAAAATCGCTATTTTGCAATTCAAACCAGCTGAAAAAAATACCCGCATTGCCGAAAACTTTAGAATGGTTGTATTGTTACGATAATATCATACACGAGTTACCAACACCGCTTCCCATATCATTGGAGTTTTTATCGTGTTCCAGAAATGACTTAACTCGTCTACCCGATCTGCCGCCCAAACTGGTAGGATTATACATAGACCAGAACTTTATACGAAATATACCTCCTTTACCTAAAACATTGATAGATTTTTTCTTCGCAAACAATCAAGTTACTAAAATGCCCGAATTACCGTCGTTTTTAAAGCGCATTACGTGCAATATGAATCCTTTGCGCGAATATACGCCATTCCCTCCGTCTATCAAATATGCAAATATTGATGGAACATTGATGGAGTTATAGTCCAAACTATGCGTTAAAAATAGGAAAACCGCGTCTATAAATTAAATATAGCACATATAGTATAATGAATTACATCATAGGATTTATCATTTTTTTAGTAGTATTTATAACTTATATACACATAAACCAACAATATAAACGCAGCGAAGATTTAGAAATATATGAAATGGACTATTCCAACAATAGTCAATTGCAAGAAATATGCGATGTGAAACAGCCGGTTATATTTGAGTTTGAAACTATTTTACCAGCCATTTTCGCAAACGCGGATTTGGAATACTTGAGCAATAAATATGGTCAAGAATTACTCAATATAAAAGACACGAAAGATTATGCTAAATCCGGGAAAAACGATTCAATAGATAGTATTCCTATTACTTGTGCAAATGCGCGGAAATTGTTTTTGAATGATTCAGGTTCTCATTACTATACAGAAAACAATGGAGAGTTTTTAGAAGAAACCGGGTTAGTTGAAAAAATCCAAGAAGTAGATAATTATTTGAAACCCCGTTTTACAGTCAATACCAAATATGATTATATAGCCGGTTCAGCGAAAACTTGCACCCCATTGAAATACCATTATGACTATAGACATTATTACGTAGTGACTTCCGGAAAAATAACCGTAAAAATGACACCGTGGAAAAGCTGTAAGTATTTGCACCCCATAAAAGACTACGATAATTACGAGTTCCGCAGCACATTTAACACGTGGGAAACCCCCGCTCCTGAAATGGAAAAAGTCCGGTTTTTAGAATATGTAGTAGAAAAAGGCAACGTTCTCTATATTCCTCCTTATTGGTGGTATAGCATACAATTTGCAGATAATACTTCTATATACGCTATTACATACAATTCACTAATGAATGTAGTAGCTTATGCACCTCAATGGTTTTTATATTTTATACAGCAGCAAAATATTTATAAAAAGGTGGCTAAAACAATTGAACTCCCCGATGATTCGGATAAATCTCAACAATCTATTGTCGGAGAACACGAATTAGATTCTGGAGAAAATGCTATACAATCACTATAAAAATATGGCCATAGTATATAATGAAATTATCTTTCTTAATAAAAACATTATTATTAACGGGGGTCGTTATGCTAAGTTTAGACGCAATATATCTGAGCACATTTAAAGATATGTTTGAACTCCAAATCGCCGCTGTCCAGCGGGTTGCTCTGCAATTTCGGTTACTAGGTGCAATACTATGTTATGTATGCTTGATCGTGGGATTGTATTACTTTATTTTACAAACCCGGCGTCCAATTTCCGATGCGTTCTTTTTAGGAATATTTGTATATGGTGTATATGAATCAACCACGTATGCATTATTCAAACAATGGAAATTAAACACGATGATTATAGATACATTATGGGGAGGAATATTATTTGCATTAACTACTGGAATTGTATATTGGGTTTCTGATAAGTTTATGTAATGTCCAACCGATTATGCATATTTTTCATAAAACTCGGCCCACGTAAGTTGGTGGTCTAATCCCGTGCCAATATTCATTTCTTGTAATTGTAGCGGCTGTTCATCTGGCTCCAAATTGTATTTTTCGTGAAACGCTTCATCGTGTTCAACGGTGTCAAAATCAATTCTATGTTTTTCGTGATTGAAAATGCCACCATATTTAGCGATGCGTTCTGCCCATATAGGGGATGCACCTGCGTAATACAACCAGTAATACCAATACAACGATTGTATTTGTATATGGGTATAAATGTTGTGTTCGTGATCGAAAATCGCCAGCGTATTTTTTCGCACAGGATATTTTACCGTTTTTCTAAGCAAATAATGGGGTTTTATATGATTGATAGTTATATATTTCACCACGTCTTTTTGTTCCACGTTTATATATATATTATGACCGAGCTTCGCACCCGGTGGCGACTTGGTAATAGATTGTGTGTCAATATATTTGAGTAATTCGGTATCTTTGCAAAACGTTTTCACAAATGTTGAAATATCATATGGTCTATTTACCATATTGTATATGAATGTGCCTACTATACAATATGCACCAGTTTCATTCCATTCGTGTTTTTTCTTTTCCAAAAACTTACCTAAACGTGGATTTAGGGATACATACATCATAGAAACCATTTGTTCTAAAATACAAAATACATCTGCCTTTAATCCTGAGAAATAGAGTTCATATGCCCAAAAGAGAGCTTCGTCCCTTTTGCGGTCTAGTATGGCCATAACAAGTGATGACTTTACATCATCAAGAACATATAAATACCTGGTTAACCCAAAATCACTGGTTTCAATCGATGGATGGGTATCATACGCCGTATCGGATTCACACATTTCAATGGAAATATTTTCGGTTGTCATATTTAGATATAGTTATTTGTCTATATCTAAATATTTATTGATAAATCAATTTTATATCCATTCTCACACATAAAATTGATTGTTATAATGATAACCCATTATAAATCAATCTTTATAAATCAATATTTATAAATCAATATTATTACAATTATACTTACACTATCAAAATGGGATCCGGATATAGTATCGCATACAGAAATGTTGACATTTCAAAACAGCGTATGAAACAAATATATGCAAAATACAGCGATCAATCTGCATATGACTTATGGAAAAAACAACTAGAAGAAGCCGCTAGAAAACAACAATATTATGAAACTAAACCTGCGCAATACAATATTATAAGAAAACCCGAAAGTGTCTAAAACTCCACTTGATTATTCAATCAATTTCATTCCAGACAGTTCTTTCATATATCTTTTAGATGTGCTTTCCACCAACAATCCATTTGCATAAATACCATAATTCATAAAATAATTACTATGTTCCAATGCCAAATGCCATATAGTATATTTACCGGGTTCAATGTATGGCTCACTTCGGTCGTCTAAATAAGCCATTAATCTATATTTACGATCCGTTATAAAAATATCACCCAATGCATCCATCGTATTTTCTCGTTGAGAATCAGATAAATGATTCACTAAAATAGAATGGCACCCGGTTATATACAAATCTTCAAAAAGCTCAGGATACTTGTCTTTTGAGCACTTATATAAACGGTTTTTTATGCGATCATTACCGCCCGGATTGGATATAGACGATTTACCAATCATACAAACCGGGACAAATCCATTTAACGACGTTTTTACTAAATGTCCCTTCCGAATATTTTCAATTGGAATATATTCTTCTTTCATTTGCGCATTCAAACATAATAGTTTGGTTCCCTCTCTGAAACAGGGTACATAAATCTTCATTTTTAATAATGCGGAGTTTACGTTGTCAGTCATCCACATATATTCATTATATATATCAATACTTGTTAACTGGGATAAAGAAGGGGTAGATATCAATGATATAGTATTCATAACAGTATATGTGTTTACATCAAATTGAACTAATACAGGTGAACCACCTGAAATGGTTTTCCCGGCTATCCATAGATAACCAGATCCATATTTCATAGTTGTAATAGAAACTATGGTTGATGAAAATGGGGTTACCCGACTAGTTGGTGTATATTCGGTAATAGATAAATTGTAATTCATATCCATACGAAATATCGTACCAGATGAACTTGAACTTTCGGACATCCATATATAATTTATATTATCACTGGCAATTGAATTAATATACATAGTAGTATATGTAAATGTACAGTTACTAGGAGATGATATAATACCGCTTGTTCCAGGTATTGCTGTGCTCATTTTTGTTATAACAGTTGCTGTATTACCAGATCCTATATTAAAAATATAGTCACCAAATATATACGTAATAAATACAGGATTATTACTAGTTAATGACAATATTCCGGTATATACAGTAACTTGCGAATCGGTAGAAGACGATGTATATGCATAATTCAATTTGCTGAAATTATTGAATATATCTAATCGTATTATAGTTCCCGAAATACCAATTGCATTATTACTAGGAATTAACCATAAATATCCATTTCTATACACAATTGATGAAGCACATATATTGGTGCTTGTATCCGTTTTAGTAAGCGTAATAGTAGTTAATGTACTAGCTGGATTATCCACAATAGAATTGATTCTGTATATATTTCCTGCAGTTGCACCTGATGAAGTAAAAATATAATTATTTCCTTGATATATTCCCGAAGTAATATGGGTACAATTTGTATTTGGAAGACTTACAGTATTTGTAAGCGCATATGTATCTTTTCTAATTCTAGTTAATGTATTTACAGCAGCATTATTAATTACCCATTCATACAGTGAGTCTCCGACACAAGCCCTTGGATTCGTATTTGTGCCGGTAGAAACAAACGGAACATAAACTGAAAGCATAATATATACTATTACATATTTTTATATATTCTTTTTATTATATTTATTTGCATATCTATTATATCTATTATGTCTATTATGTCTACAAATAGTAATACATTATACTAATAACCCCCGTAATCCAGGTATATTTCGCAGTTCTCTTGGATAGGTTCCTGTAAGTTCAAAATGGCGCCGCGCTGCAATCTTTCCTCTGGAACAAATAATTATTTGGCGTTTAGCAAATTGTTTTTTCCACGCTCGCTGTACAATTTTAAGCCAAAATGTCTTGATAACTGTGCAATATCTTCCATCGGGTTTTATATCCAATTGTAAAATATGAACAGCCGGCAAACTTCGCACATTACAAATAGAATATTCTGCTAAATATAGCGTGATATCATACAAAGTATACGAAAATAATGTTGCAGGAGATATAGAAGTATCTAATAAGATATCGTTATATTCTGGATAATACATTGCCGACCCAATGTAATACCGATTTGGATATTTCTCACTATCCAAAAAATCTTCTTCCGATTCAGCAATTTCATCTATAATATATGTATCTTGGCCAACATATTGCACCGAAACATTCATACCTAAATTACCCGAACCTGCAATATTGGAATCGGTTTCACTATGAATATCAATAAGTGGAATTGCCATTTTTAATAATAAATCACAAATAAAATATGTAAATATCTATTTGGTATTTATTTTCTTCAATTTTCCCTATGAAACATTTTATACATTAAGTATATAATGAGTTCTGACGGGGTATTGCAAAAAATGGATCTAGTTTCAGGCTATTCAGAAGCCACCAATACACCACAATCAACATCGGTAATAAATGGTGGAAATACAACCGGTAAATCTATTGTTATAGATGACGCCAAAAAGAAAAACGAGAACCCTGTAAGATATTATGTAAAGTTCTCCTTTGTTATAACATATATATTGCTTCTAACTACAGCGACAATTACTTTTATTGAGGCAATGCGAACGTCTAATCCATTTGTTCGCCACGTTCTCAATTTAGAAACTTGTATATCCGTTGTAGCTGGATATTTTTATTCTGTATTTGTTAGTCAAATAGAGAACTTTAGCAATAAGGGTATTGAAATAGATTGGGCAGATATTTCAAAAACTCGCTATATTGATTGGTCAATAACTACACCGATGATGTTGTTGGCTCTTTGTTTAGTATTGGCCCAAAATGCGAAAAAATCTGTTACATTAAGAGTAATAGGGACTATTGTATTACTCAATTATGCAATGTTATATATAGGGTATGCTGGAGAAAACAAAATGATAAATAAATCAAATGCCCAAATATTAGGGTTCATTCCATTTATCTTTATGTTCTCCATTATCTTTTTACAATTTGTAAAATCATCTGAGTCTACTGCTAATTATGTCCTATATGCCGTGTATTTATGTGTATGGTCATTGTATGGATTTGTATTTATGTTGGATGAAGCATACAAAAATATAACGATGAATGTTTTAGATTTTACGGCCAAGTGTTTTATAGGATTGGCTTTATGGGCTTACTATACTAAAATCATAAAAGTATAACTTTTACTAATGTTCTAAATACCAATTTCCCCCATTATGGTATATGCTAAATGATAACAGTTTTTGAAAAATAATATATACAAAACTAAATAAACGAAAAAATACATAATAATGGAACTACATATTTCATTATTATGGAATTATTCAATACAATATTACGAAAAATACTATATCCTAAAAATACAACCGAAGAATTATACAATACATATGCTCCCAAACCGAAACCTTATATCGGAATATTTACTACTAAATTGCAATATAACGATACAATACTTATTTATAAAAACCCTAAATACAAGGATTTCCTTTTTTATTTAGCAAATGCGCAATTATTCTATAATACAAGTTCTAATCAAAATAATAGTGAGCAAAATATCTATACTATTGTTTCTGCTAAATATAATTTTTTAAAAAAAAACATACACACATTTATGGAAAATATAAATAACGATTTTATAGATTTATTTAGAGATGCACAAAAACATTATATAGCATTTGCTAAATTTGCAAATATATGGAAATATAAAAGATTCCCTGTACAAATTGATCACGATTTGTATATGACTCCGCTAGTGAGAACGAATCGTAGTGTATTTTCACTATTACAACAGGGAAAAATCTACCTTTTTACTGCTCCCAATTTAGTAAATATTGCGTGTGCATCATTATCCAATGCTCCCAATTTCTTTCCCGATCCCTTGGTTATAAAAAATCCATACAATAACATTGCGCTATCTAAATCGGATTTGTATAATATTTATTTTTTCTTAAAACAATCTCCTATAATAATGCCGACTTTATTTCATAATTATTTTTTATTAGATTTTGATTTGAGAAAGTTTAGCGATGAAAATGAAAATGTTATTAAAAATGTTGCGTTTAAAAGTTATATACGCAATGCATCTGCACCCAGTCTATATTATCCTGCTATTCAAATGTTGAAAAAATATTGTAACGCTATTGTCATCGATAAAGAGTTCCCTAAAGAAACCTTAATCAATATATTACGCCCATATTTATTGTTGTACTATATCATTCAATATAGTTCCGAAGAATACCGAATATGTGATGCAGAAGAGCATCTAAAACATAAATTGAAAAGATTGTATGACTATAATCCGGCTTTTGGTCGCAAAATGATAAAGATAAACCGCGTAGGATTTTCTAAAAAAATTGTCAAGACAACGGAGTTCAATAACAAACACCCATATTTTGATTACCCAATAGATATGCAAACTTATCAGAAAACCCATTTGGAAATGGTAGACACCATTTTTATGAATAATTCAGAATCAAATAATAATGAAGAAGATTCAGATGATGAAGAACCCGCCGAAGAAGATGACGTCAATGGAGAAAATCACCATACAAATGAAAACGATTTACCATTTGTTATTATTTCACCACATCCTTCATTTTCTATACAGAGCACACTTACAGTGTTAACCGTAGATTCATCTAATATAAATATAGTAAGAGAATCTGAAGAAGATTCAGATGATGAAAATGAAGGTTCAGACGAAGAGAACACAGTATCTCGTTCGGAAGATGAAGTAGTTATACAAGGTGATACAGATGAGGATGATGAAGATGACAATGATGATGAATATACGTGGTAAATAGCCTACGTATTTTTACTTGTTATATATGTACACATAAAATCACCTTATTCAATATTAGATTTGATTGTGGATTATTCATACTAATGGAGTATATAGTGAAACATTCATATATGTTTTTATATTACTAACCAATAAAAACATATATATACATATAGTATGTATCGCCGAGACTTTTCAATAAGTTCAATAATTAACCAGCCATACAACAAGTTCCCACATTATATAACTGGATCTGGTGTAGGCGCAGTGAGTTCAAGTATACGTAGATATAAAACAATGAGATCAGGAATATGTAAAACAAATTATTACTTAGGAAAAGAAACTGGTGGAATATATACATCATCGTGTGCGAATCCTCCTACAAATCTTAGAATAACAGGTTATTCTATAATAGGAACATATATTGCATATGAAACAATTAATTGGGATCCAGTTTACGGAATAACTAGTTATAATATTTATGTTAATGGTTCTCTTGTAGGAAATACAACTCAACCCACTTATACTATGCCAATAAACACGAATACCATATCAGTAACTGCTATAGGAAACAATTATGAAAGTGAGCCCGCTTCATTAACCCGAATTGCAAGTATCATAAACTACGATGATGCGTGTAGTAATACTCATATGTTTAATAACAACCCGGTCTCTATAGGATGTAGTTGGATTCCGGGAGGTAATCAAATACAATTTGATAGTATTTCAGGAAAAACATATTATTTTAAACTCAGTTTTGATGACCAAATTGGATTTTCTCTTGCAAATATCACATTGACAATAAATGGTAGTTCTCAAGGAATCCAATTTAGTCGTATTACAAATGGGACCATTTATGATCCAGATATAGATACATTTTTTATTTTTACACCTTTTCTCATTTAAAACGCCCATTTTAAATGAAATTGCTTATAAATAATTCTTCTTGATTTTTCGTGTATTGTTTTTCTTGGATATATATTTTTCTGGTCTTTCGTAAGCACCCTTAATTATGTTTCTGCATTTTTCCTTTGGAATATTTCGTATTGTTTTAGTTATATTTTCTTTCAATTCTGCGTGTGTTAATCCGTCTAATTTTTGTAATCGTGATTTCAACATACTAAAATAATTTTCTATGGAATTAGTAAAATGTTGATAAGGAACAGCATATAATAAATTATTATCTTTGTTTATTACTTCTTTCACCTTTGGATTTCTATGACTACTCGCATTATCTAATATAATTAATTTATTCTTGAATTTATTTGTTATATTTGCTTCTAAAAACTCTACCATTCTATCAGCGTTTATTCCACTTTTTTCATATAAATCCCAACCAACAACACCATTTACCGAAATAGCAAATATTCCAGTATATTTCTTGAATACTTCTTGCGATTGTGTTTTTATTACACATCGTTTCCCTTTTTCACTATAACAATGGTTTCTTTTTTGTAATGATTTTACAGAGGTTTCATCTATACAAATAATATCCTCTATTTTGTATTTTTTGACTTCATCGTAAAACTCTTTTATGCTTTTATTTATGTCAATATCCTTTCCAAACCGCTTTACTGGTTCGTGTCTTATTCTCGTCATTTTCAAAGTAATATTATTGTCGTGAATAATGCGACTTATATGAGATTTATTCAAATCCAAATTAGGATATTTATTTTTCAGTAAATATAATAAATCTTGAATTGTGATCGTTTTATTTTTCTTTATTTCTTGTAATAAAAAGTCTACATGTTCTTTATGCACCTTATACGCCTTTGGTGTTCTTTCATATCCAGTAATTTTCCCATCTGTTTTGTATTTTTCTACCCAACGCATCAAACTTCGTCTGGAACATTTGAATATTTTACAAATTTCTTCTTGTGATTTATCCTCCACTAAATAATATTGCACCGCAGTTTCTTTATAATCGCTACTCTT